AATGGAACCCGTATCAGCGAAAATCCGCAACCAGGACTTTACCAGTCTTGACGTTGCTCTCAGTCAATTATAATTTATTCAAACTTATGTCCAAAACATACAACCAGTTAGTCGACATCGCGCGCGAAAATGCCCGTGACCTTCTCCGGATGGAAATGGTAAACGGCGTCCGCTCTGAATTGAACGACTTTAACAAAGCTCTCGCTCAAGTAGAAAAGGAAGTCACCGCCGTCAATCACAAAATCGCCGTAGTCGAATTTAAGAAAACCCAAGTACAAGACGCCGACCCGGAAAAGGCCGACAAATTGAAACGCTATGATGAAGATCTGGCTTATCACGCAAAATCCTTGGAGAACCTCAACAAAGAAGCCGAACGCTACAACAAAGAAGTTGACGCAGCGAACGCTCAAATCACCAAAATCTCCAGTGGAGAGGTGCTCGTGTCCGCACAAGCATTAGACGAGTTGTCACAAGAGTTGTTAAAGAATATCGTAACAGCCGCAACCGTAGATCAGTCAAAAGAAGAGTAGAATTTCTCTTTAGGCGTAGTAACCCCTTCCAAAAGGGCTACTACGCCTTTTTTTTCTTCGAATTAACTCGAAGTTTTTCACAAATGTTCGAATTAATTCGAGTAGAAGCACATTTAAACCAGACACATCATCGTTGGTGGGCTGTCATTTTGAATACGCCAATAGCCCATTTCCAGTAGCTTTAGCTATAATAAGCTGGCTTTTTAGCCGTTTTTTAGACGTTTATATACTTACCCAGTCAACATCTTGGCTATAGTAGGCATAAATAATGACGCTTAAGCTATAATCTTAGTAGGATGAAGATAATCTTAGTAGAGTGGATAAGACAAATGTTCGAATTAATTCGAAGTTTTTTCCCGCCCCCCTTTGTTTTACCCCCTTTAGGCGTTTGCAGAGATTGGCGTCAGGCGTAGCAGCCTCTTAACCCCACTGCGTCAGGCGTAGCAGCCGCTCGCCCGTAGCCCAGCTGCGTCAGGCGTCAGGCGTAGAGCCCGTGGCGCCACTGCGTTAAGCGCAACAGCCTTAGGCGTCAGGCGTTAAGCGCAACAGCCTTAGGCGTCAAGCGCGTGCCTTAAGCTTTACAGCTTTACAGCCTTAAGCTCAACACCTTATGCTTTATACTTTATAGTATTATATATACGATCATAGCCTATGTGCCTATGTGTGTGGGACTCCTCTTCCCCTTATATCCCCCCTCTCCTCTTTTTTTCTTTTTTTTTCGCTAAGATTAGGGAAGAAGTGCTTTATCAAAAAAGAGCCGTTAAAACGACTCCTTTCGGTAAAAGGTGTTTGCCTTTTACGCTCTTTCGCTTCCAGCGTAACCCCAGAAATTAAACCGAGATTGGTTGGGCCCAGAGCATGCTTTTGAAGTATGAATTAATGCCTCATGCACATCAAAACACTCTTCTTCAAGCGCCCCTCCCTAAGAGATCTTAAAGCTCTTAGAGAAAAGCCCTTGGACTTCAACTAAAGCGCTTTGCATTTCCTTGAGCGACTTCTTGTCTTTTGCTTGCTTCTTCATTTGTCTTAACATCTTAAACGACTTGTTTGAAAGCTCATCAATCTTAAAATGAACGCGCTTCCGAAACTTAGCCGGATCATAATCAAGCACATCGATAAACGCAGATAAGAGTGGCGACTCTTCAGTAAAAACATGCCTATCTTGCATTTTCTTAGCGAGAACTTCCTCACTCATCTCATGCACAATATGAATTCGAGTAGCTAAGTGCTCAATTAAAGCGCATGAGAAGACAACAGCGCCACGCTCGTTGATACTTTTAAATACTACTGGTATATCCCAATTTATTTTTTCCATATTAGTCGATTACGGGTAAATTATGTAGAAAACGACTTACGTCCCAAATATAAGGCCCATGCATAGAGACAGTTTGACCGGACATCCATTTTGAAAATAATTTATAATCGCGTTTTGTCATCTGTTCTTCAAGGAGCCCCCAAGGGACTACATAACTAAAATCTTCAATTTTAAGTGGCTTCTTAGTAAAACTGTGGAGAAAAACTTTCCGCTTCGGAGGTTTTACTTTTGACATTTTGGCGCTTCGGAGCACGGCTCTTGTGATTTCTTTTTTCATATTATTCCCATTTAACAAAGTAGTTACCGCACTTACACTTCACGTCGTGAAGTGGGAACTCTTCTTTTTTAAAACCTTTCACGTCTTTACAACATGGCATGACGATTGTGACGGGCCAAACAGCGTTTGGTTTTATCATAGCGCCCTCTGCGAACATTTCTTCCAAATTGGCGAGCGATTCCGGAACTGGTTTAACATCGCGGATAAGAATCCCAATATTTTTTTCCCACTTCTCCTGCGGCCGCCGCTTAACAACAATATTTGACATACTATTTATCCTTTAAAGCGATTTGTAAAATCACCAAGTAATTAATTGCGTCATTGATTGTGTCCGACATTTTTTCGTCTTCAACGGTTGGTGCTTTATCCAGTAAAACGCCGATGCGGGAAATCTTATCAGAAAGACGAACGAAGACACCCTTTTCTACTGTAATATTAGCCAAAATCTGACATAGGCGAAAGTTCTTTAACGGATCTTCGGCGGTCGCGTAATCGGCGTTTTTGGCATTTAAAATTTTATAACATGCGTCATAAACTTCCGCGGCCTGATTAGTAAATTGTTCTTTTGTGATCATACAGTTTTTTCCACAACGTAACTTGCTTCATAATCAGCCGTCTGCAGTAGCGTCACTAATTTATGTTTAGAAGCCGTTTGATACGCCATTCCGGACGGATAATTAAAGTGTGTGCCGGGGTCGCACATACCCATGTGCCAACGAATCGCGAGGACTTCTTCATCAGTCAACTGCATAAATCTTTGCAGAATAAAAACTGATTTTTCGCCATGGCCGGTTGGGAAACTGTCTTCTACTTTCCAACCTTGTTTATTCTTCCAAGGACCCAGCCCGTCGTCTTTATACCAAACCTGCCCCTCTTTATAAAAATCTATTTTACAAACGTCATGGAGTAGCGCGCAAATTATTATTGACTGATCAGGCACGTCTAGTTTAAAACGTTTCACTTTTTCATCCAGTAACTCATACACGTTTAGGCTGTGTTCGGCGAGACCGCCGGTATAATTACAATGGTATTTGGTTGACGCCGGCGCTGTAAAAAAGTCCGACTCATTCAAATACGCAATTACGTTTTCCATGCCGTGGCGGTTAACCGTCTCAAGCAAAGATAATATTTTAGCTTTAATCATACCTTACTTTGAATTTTCGCGAACACCTTATTAAATAACTCGCTCTCCAGAGAAACGCCGTTGTCGATTACTTGCGTAATGATTGCGTGCTTTTCTGTTAATATCTCATTCATCTGGCTATCTATCGTGTCGTTCGCGACCAACTGATAGATAGTGACAGATTTGGCCGTTTGGCCGGGACGGTGGACGCGGTCAGAAGCCTGAATATGATCAGCCGGTGTCCAACTGTAATCCAGAAACAAGACGCTTGAGGCGGCCGTGAGCGTAATCCCTACGCCCGCACTCTTAATCCCACCGAAAAATATCTTCTTGCTGGGGTCATTTTGGAACTTTTCGATCATTATTCGGCGTAACTCTTCGTCTGTTTTGCCCGTCAGGAGGTACGAGGATGCCCCGTAGTGCTCGTTTAGCTTCTCCAGTGGCGCATTATAGCAAGAGAAGACCAAAAGCTTCTCTCCGCCGTCAATTATTTCGTCTATTATCTCTTTAGCGTAATCCAGTTTAGCAAGAGTAGTGATTTCGCGCAACTCATTTAACTTAACAATTTTCTCCGCGGCCATGCTACTTTCAATTTGCGCTTCGCTTTTCTTTTTGTATTCACGAAGGTAATCTTCAAATGAGTCTAACGCTAAGTCGTATTTGAACCGTGTGTCGTTATCCAGATCGACAAAACGGTTAACATATTGCTTCTTTGGAAGCTCAGACAACACATCATCTTTAGTCCGGCGGATAAAATAATGACTGATTTTCTGAGTCAGCTCAGGAATATTGGTCGCACCACGCGTATTCCAGCCCCACCTATCCATAAATCCTCCGCAATAGCGCTCAGTATAAGCGCGCCAGTCAGTCCAGTTATGTGGATCAACCAGTTGAAGCGAGGTGAACAGCTCAACAGGGCGTGAAAGCATCGGCGTACCAGAGAGTAAAAGTATTTTTGGAACTCTCTCCGCAATTTTCTTTACGTTCTTTGTGCGGATACTGGTAGGCGTCTTACAATAATGGCTCTCATCAAGAATCATCAGAGAGAACTCAAGGCTAGACAGTATTTTAATAAATTTATTTAAGATATCATAGTTGATGACAACAACATCATTTTCTACAATCGCTTGAATAACTTCAGCGTCTTTATTTTTACTACTTAACACCGCCGGCTTTAAATGAGTCCACTTCAGCACTTCGCTATGCCACGAATATTTTACAGATGCTGGACAAACTATTAATGTCTTTTTTATTTTCTCGTGAACCACATATCCTAACGCTTGTGCCGATTTACCACAGCCGGGAGAATCAGCGAGTAAAGCCCGACCATTGTTATTTACGAAGAACTCAACCCCGATTTTCTGGTATTCGTACAATGGCAGTTTAAGGCCATCGATACGAATACCAGATTCTTTTTTTGTCTTAATCACCTGAGCCGACTGTGCGACAGCCTGCTCGTTTGCTTTTCTTTGTTTGTATTCTTCAACCAACACTTCAACTTCAGGTGTAAACTGCGTATCAGGGAATTCTTTCTTGATTAGAACAGCGAATCCCAAATCATTAAAGCGCCATCTACCGGTATTGAACATAAAATTTCTCCACCCGTAAGTAGTTTTTAGCTTACGGCAGTACTCCAGTAGTCCGAATGAAAATGGGAACACAAAGGCGTAAGCGTGGTACTTGCTTTTCTCTTTAATAATTTGGAACATGATTTTATTTTTTATTTTCGAGCTGGACTTTAATCTTCGGCAGTGACATGTGTTTTTTGCGCAGTTGCAAAATAGCATTCACTCTCGCGGTAGTTTCTGTCGGCTCATACAACTTGATTTTTTTCTTGCCGACCACCGCGGACGATTTAATTAAGCCGAGCTGTTCATAATACACTAACTTTGATTTGTTTACCCCGACCGCCAACGCAATCTCACTCAACAAAACCAAATCTTTCTTTTTTTCTACCATAACTAATATAAATTAACTCACCCGACCGCGCCTCTCTCAAAAACGCGGCCGAGTTTTATTTCTTATGTTTGGGGAACAGAGTTAACTTCTACCACTTTGACCAAGCGCCCTTCTCGGCGAGCGAACTCAGTGAATCTTTTTCCCATCGTTTCTGTATCACCGATACACAACGCTCGATAGCGCAAATATAATGCGCCATGAGAATGGGCCGCGAGCGCGCGATGTCTCTTCACTAAAGAGAATGGTGTGCGAGCTAACGCTAATTCGATCAAGACATTAAATTCTTCTTCGGTCCAACCGCCGCGTCTCCCTTTTTTAGAAGCTGAAGCGGTATTTCCCGAATCTTCTTTACCCTCCGCTGTTTTGCCGAACAAAGCCGACACAACCAACTGTGATTCCTCCAAAGAGGAACATTCGAAAGTAACTCCGTCTTTTGTAATCTTCATATATGGATATAATTTTAAAATTTATTTTGAGATCGACCTTTAAATAAATGATTTTCTAACACATATATTATATCATATTTTTCTTTACTTGTCAAGTGGTGAGCTGTGGATAAGTTGCCAAGCGCCACGTACTTATGATATAGTAGGTAAAACTTAAATTTAAATTATCAATATGAACATCAATACACCAATGTCAAGCGAAGCCAATTTTTCGACCAAAGACATCACGCTCGCAGCGACACTTAACACTTTGCTTTTTAAAATCTCCGGGATTAAATATCAGTATGAGGGCACGCGCCCTAAACCAGTCGGTTATTTTGAATTCCCGAACAGCGAGAATCTTCAGAAAGCGATCACCGGATTTCTACGCGGAGAATTAGCGGTTGAACCAAGAAGTTTTATGATGCATTTACGCGCGCTAAAAGCTGAAGTTTCAAACATCTATAAGAACCCAGACAGCCCCCTGCAACCGAAATAAAACCATTAAAAAAGCGCCTTAAACGGCGTTTTTTTGTTGTTTTTTTAGGGGGTAAAAAGTCGTTTTCTTGGCTAAGATAAGCAATAAAACAAAGGCGTTTTTGTCGTTACAAAATGTAAGCGTAGCTTACCACTTATCCACAGGGGGCATGCTTGACAAGTGAACGAAACTGTGTTATAATAGATGCATCATATGAAATAAAAAGTACAATTTATGCCCAAAAATCCTCATCAAAACATTGAACAAAGAACCACACGCGTAAAGCGTCTCTCATCCGTGAAATCGGGTGGTAGTGTTTTGTCCCTTTATGGGGTGAGGAGCTACTGGGCGAGATAATTTACGCGTGTTTTTTTTGTTTAATTAATATATACATTATGGATAAGACACATATTTTACTCGGAGTAAACTCTCTTATAGACTGGAAAATAAAGCATTTAATATACGAATTCGGGTTAACAGGATATGGCGCTTTTAGAATGATAATTGAAATAATGGCCGTCCAGAAAAACCATAAAATCAATCTAAAAGGACTGTCGGAAATTCTTTTACCTTTTTTCCAAGGGCAAGAAATCACTTATTCAGCAGAAGATGGGATAGGTGGATATAAAAACGAAAGTGGACAATTTATCAGCATAGAAGATGTTGGCTGCTATGAAGTAAGTAAATTTAAAATAGAAGAAATGATCGATTTTATGATAGAAATTGGCTTATTTAACAGTAAAAACGGACGAATCTGGATCGACTCTTTAAGCGAGCAACTTAACAAAAAAACAAATTAACCACAAATATATGGCGCAAAAACGCATGATAGATAAACGGATATCCACGTCTGACACAGTGTCAGGATTAGATATAAAAGCACAGTTAATTTTCACGTGGTCTATACCGCACGCTGACGACTTTGGACTACTACCTTTCAACCAAAAAAGACTCAAAGCGGAGATAGTTCCACTGCTAGATTTAAGTCTGGAAGACTTTGGAATCCAAGTGGAATCCATCTTGGAGGCGAAATTGTGGGAGGTCTTCGAATGGCAAAATGAGAAGTTTTTTCGCATCCCAAATTTTACAAAATATCAAACACTAAAAAACGACAGAAAACCTGTTACGTTAGCCAAAAATATCACTAGCTGGAAAGATTGGAATCCAACTGGATTCCAATCGGAATCCCAAGAGAAGCTAAGAGAAGCTAAGACAAGTAAAGCTAAAACTACCTTCTCTACATCGTCTGCAACCGCTAACGCGGTTGCATCCAATTCCGAGAAGGGTGAAATTCCGCCCCTTCGGGTCGGAACCTCACCCGTCCCTACCCCTCCGGGGGGGTTTTCTAAAACTTTAACCATCCAGGACGTGAAGACAGAAACTGATAGCGATGGGCCTTACGCGTCAGCGCCCAAAGCAAAGTCAAACAAAAATCCTGACGGCAGTTATGGCGACCCCGAAGTCAGCGCCATGATAAACGCTATTCGCGCCAAGACCGGCGCCGACCGTCTTAACGACTCGGTTAAGTTCACGCGCAACATCGGGCAAAATCTAGTAAGCCTAAAAAACAAACTCGGCGCCGGGCAGTTCTGGTTTAGGTTCGATAAGCTTTACGCTGATGAGTTCCATCGCAAAAATTTTACAAAGCCGGAATATATCTACCGCGAGATCGGAGCGTACGCCCCAAGCGACCCCCTCGAAGAAATCTGCCTTCGCCTAAAACGCATCATCTCTGGCTTCTGCTCTAACACCCCTGACGATGGCTTAAGTAAAATCATCTCAGACAATGTGGGGGAAGCCAGAATAAAAAAACACAATTTGGAGAGCGTGATTAACTGCTACCGGTCGGCCAGCAATGGCATCGAATTCGAAGTGGAAAAATTACGCACACTCGCCACGCCTGAGTTCATAAAAAAACTAGACGACATTCTGGCAGAAGACGGCATCACAATTTACAACACAGATGTCGCTCCGCTTGGGAGAGGGTGCCTTATCAAAAAAAACACCTAAAAAAACGGCTTTTTTTTTCTTGGCTAATCTTAGCCAAATAAAAAATGGGTGGCTATGGTATGACCTGCCGAGGCCTAAACCCCTCTTAAAAAGTATACCGCAAGGCAAAAAATGACGTCCTGGAGGTGTTTTGAGACGCCCCAAGACCTTTCTGCCAAAAAAGGCAAAAAAAGCGAAATTTTAAGAATTCATTTTTATGACACAAAAAGTTGTAAAAAAAATGTCCGAAGAGGCAAAAAAAAGATTGGCAAAAATCCCCAAACCAAGGTGCTCATTTTGCCGTGCTCCAAAGTCGTATGGAAACCCCATCGAAGCGTGCCAAAATTGTCACCAAAATTTTTGTTACGATCACATCTTCGGCGGACAAATTTCTCAGAACAAATTTGATAACAAAATTTACAACGTTTGCGCTTCTTGTAAAAAGAAATTTGGGTATATTAGTTTGGATTAAAAACTTATCCACAGCTTGACACTTGACAAGTGAACGAAAGTGTGATATAATATATGCGTATGAAAAAAGGAATGCGCTTCAAAATCCAAATCCGCTCCAACTGCCTTATATGTAATGGCGTTATTACGGTAAATCGCTTTCGCACGTTCTGTAGTAAGAAGTGCCGCGATCGCGCCAGCAACATCAAATACGCTGATATGCATGCCGAGTGGCAGCGCAAAAGAAATGACGCTGTTAATTCTAAGCCATCCAAGAACAAAGTGAAGTGCCTTGATTGTGGAAGATATTATGTACAAGTCGGATCGCACGTGATCGCTCGCCACGGCTATGAAACAGCGCGTGAGTATCGCGAACAGAATGGTTTAGATGTAAAGAAGGGCACAGTGCCGACTTGGTATCGCAAGATGAAGGGTGAACAAGCCATTGAGAACGAGACATATAAGAATATCATTTTCTCCGGCGCTCCGTTCCGATTTAAAAAAGGGCAGTTTGGCCCTGGTCAGTACAATCGCAGTGAAGAGACAATCGCGCGGTTAAAAAACTTAAGCCGTGTCCACAAAAAGAATATCTGCTATCGCGGTGATAAAAAATAATTATGCGTTTCAACGGTAAAGAGACAAATTCAAACGGCGTGGAAATATTTTCTTTCTCACTCGGCATAGAAGAATTGAAACTATTGCGCGGAATATTGCGTGATAGCCACGAGCGCATGCCGAAGATAACCGAAACCATGCAGGTGCGCAGTCGTTTAAGCAACATGCGCTCTAATGTAGAAAAAACATTATCATCTTATGAAAAAATTTGAAAAGTATACTACCACACTGGGGATGAACTGTGTCGTAAACGTGCTGGTCGACGATGAGGACGCTTGGATACTAGAACAAAAACCATGGCATTTTGCTTACGGTCAGAAGAAGCTACCTTTCATAACCGTGATGGTTGATCCTGTAAAACAGCATAGGAGAATGCTCCATCATATAGTTCTTTGCGGTGAGAACAAGTGCTCTACCGCATGTGGTATAATCCACATTAATGGCGACACCACCGACAATCGTAAATCAAATTTAAAAAAAATTAGTTTCGCGTTTAGCCAAACGATGCGCGCTAATAGAACTGACACAAAGAGTGGATACCGCGGGGTATATTATAGAGCTGACAACAAAAATCTTCCTTGGATTGCGGTTGTGAAATGTGAAGGAAAGAGGCAGCACCTTGGCGCTTATGCTACAAAAGAGGAAGCGGCGCAGATAGTGGATGATTTCAGGCGCGAAATATACGGTGATAAAATCCCTTTAAATTTAAAAAAATAATATATGAACGAAAAAGAATACAAATTGGCGTTAGAGTTAATCGAAGTTCTGATGCTACGTGACCCGGAGCCAGGTGAGTATGACGGTCAAGTCCTTGGCCTCTTGGCTGACTTGGCAACGCGCTATGAAAACAAACACCCGAAAGTTTTAAAGCGTAATAAAAAATAATTTTATGCCGAAGAAAACTAAACTACGTGATGAGCGGTTGGGCAAGCAGCAGAGCGACAAGACCATTATTGTAAAACCAAAATTTGCCTATGATGATAAGCCGTGGTTTGTTAACAATGATGACAAAAAGATAGAGCGATTGGATATATATCAATATGATATAGGATACGGCGCGGGGTGCGGAGAAAATTGTTGTGAAGAGTGTGAGAGAAAAAATGGATGTTGGATAATAATTCGCTACCATGGTGTGAATAAGCGGGGAGACGAACAAGATCTAGATGAATGCGAACTGTTCTCTACTAAAGAAGAGGCGATTGAGTCAATAAGAAAATCATTCACGAGAGACGCTGAGTATAAAATCGCGGAATACCTAAGTTCTAAAAAGGAAAAATAATTTTATGCCAAAACTCACATGGGCTGATCTCGCTAAAGGCGGAAAAGCGTTGACGCTAAAACAAATTAACGAATTGATAAAATTGTGTGACGCTGAGTCGGAAGAATGGTCTCACTTTAAAAAAGTTTTACTGAAATTAAAAAAGAAAAAATAATTATGCGTGCTGATCTCGAAAAGAAATTAATTTTTATTGACTGTGAGGCTAACGGCAGATGTCCGGGGCGTGGGCTCATGACTGAGTTCGGCGCAGTGGCATACTCCACGCGCGAAACTTTCCATGGGAGTTTGGTAGAATGCGACAACACGTCCGCTCAAGTAGAATTCCCTTACGATAAATTGTTCGATCTGGTTAAAACAAAAAAGGTAATGGAAGATTTCGCGGCGTGGCTCATTACAATTGTTGGGACTGAAAAGCCGGTTTTCGTTTCTGACAATCCGGCATTCGATTGGCAGTGGATAAATTATTATTTTTGGAACTACACTGAAATCGGAAATCCATTCGGACATTCGGCGCGAAGAATTTCAGACTTCTACGCTGGGCTTAAAAATGATTTCGCTGATAGCCAGCGCTGGAAGAAATTAAGAAAAACAAATCACGACCATAATCCAGTACATGACGCTCTTGGCAATGTCGAAGCCTTTGAGCGCATGCTAAATGGGGAAAGATAATTAAATAAAAATATGATGCCAAAATATACCGCAGTAGTTTTAAGAGCCATGTGTAGGGCTGTTAAAGCCAGTTACAAAAAAATTGATTTCAAAAAACCGGATTGGTTTCACGAATTCAGTTGGACTGTTGAGAAAGAAAATAATTTTATCAAATGGTTGACAAACTATCTGATGGGCACAAAAGAAGCGCGCAAAGAAATGATGCGCTTTCCGTCTAAAGACCCGAAGAACGTGAAGAGAACGGCGGAAGAGTTTGTCTTCAACTACGGTTGGAAACTTAAAGATTAAATTATGAGAGTATTATTTGAACTTACGCTTGTCGCATTGGTCGTAGCGACGGGTTGGAAAATTTTAACTTACTTATTTAGATCTAAATCTAAAAAATAAATCTATGGACGAATCAAACAAAACAAAATTAGTAATTTCCGGAATCGTATTAGTTGTCGCGTTAGTCGTTCTCGCGATTGTGAATCCATTTGTAGTCATCGCTGCCGGTTATAAAGGCGTGGTGCTCCACTGGGGTGCAGCGCAAGATAAGTCCCTTGACGCTGGCATTCATTGGGTGACCCCAATTTCGGAGAGTGTGGTTAAAATGGATATTCGTATCCAAAAAGAAGAAGTGGAAGCGTCAGCCGCATCAAAAGATTTACAAGTCGTAACATCAAAGGTGGCGATGAATTTCCATCTCGATAGTGATAAAGTTAACCAACTCTATAAGAACATCGGTAAGGACTATAAGGAGCGCGTGATTGATCCTTCAATCCAAGAAGCGGTGAAATCAGCGACAGCAAAGTACACTGCCGAAGAGCTTGTCACTAAACGAGAGTTGGTTAAAGAAGACATCAAAACGTCTCTTAAAAGCCGATTGGCCACTGACTACATTATAGTGGACGAGCTAAACATAATTAACTTTGACTTCTCGCCATCGTTTAACGCGGCGATTGAAGCGAAAGTGACGGCTGAGCAGAATGCCCTTGCTTCTAAAAATAAATTGGAGCAAGTGAAGTATGAAGCGGAACAGCGAATCGCGACTGCTGAAGCGGAAGCTAAATCAATTCGTCTTCAGTCAGATGCCGCGAACAATGAAAAATTTATTTCATTAAAAGCGCTTGAAGTGCAGTTGGAATTTGCCAAGCACTACAAGGGTGATATGCCTCAGACGTTATATATCGTGGCAGGAGCGAATGGGACTTTGCCTGGGCCGTTAGGGATATTGAACCTTAATAAATAAAATATGACACAAGCAGAATTTGATAATTTAAAAATCGGAGACATTATTAATGTGCTTCAGCATCTAGAGAATTGCTGTGCGTCTAGAGAGGCTCATAATTTTAATGGCTGTGATACTGTGACGGAGCAGGCTGTGGTGAATAAAATCGAAAATAAGGTGGTATATTTTACTTGTTTTGATACGCTTGGTAACGGTAAAGGCGCTTACGGGTGTAGCCATCCTTATGATGGTGTACGCGAACAAGTAAATACGCAAATTTTATCAATTAATAAAACTAATTCTAAAAAATCTATGAGCTCAAATGTATTAGACTTTTTCCGCAACATGGCCGCCAGCGCGGAAGAAAAATTGTTAAAAGAATTTGGCGTTGAAGATCCTATCGGCACACCAACCGAAGCCGGATTAAAATTAGCGCAGGAGATTCAGTACAAAACTGTGCGCCCACAAATCGTCGAAGTGGTTAAAAAGATGAAAGAAGAGCAAGAAAAAAATAAAGAATAAATTATGTTTAAAAAAATCTTTAGCGTAGTCTGCGCTTGGATAGCGGCGATAGTCGGAACGCCGATTGTGCTGATAGCGCTTGGCTATTTGTATAAGTTAGATCAGTTTATCTTTGGGCGGGTATTCCCCACTATGAGAGACGATGATAAGGGGATAGCGGCTGTGATGACCGTAGTGATTACTTTGGGTGTCGGCTTGTTCTTTACTGCCATCGTGATTGATAACGATTCTAACGCTGTGTACACGACTCATAAATGTAATATTTGTAAAGAAAGATTAAAGATCGGTGAGGGGGCTCATCGGAGTTTAGAGGATGGAAGTTGCTTCTGTGTCTGTGATAAATGTAAGCCGACTGTCGTTTTTTACGATGGAGACGTAAAACCAAAAAGTTAATTAATTAATTTAAAAAATATGTTCGGACTATCAAAAAATAATGAATTATCTGAGAGGGTAAATTTCTTAGAGGAAGAACTCAAGCGTGTACGCGAAGAGCGTAACACAGCGCTTGATCATCTTCAAAGTATAAAATCTTTTACACTTAACGGCTGCACGCTAGACGAATGGTTGAAACAAAGGACGGATAATTTAAATCTGTTTCTTGATGAAGAATATAAAGCTAAAATGGCTGCGCAAGCGAACGAATTACAAGAGGGATTTTTAAGACAAACTGAAGCGATACGGCTTGCGCGAGAAAATGATAAAATCCAAATCGCGCAACTGACTACCAAAGTCGAAATGCTCGAAAAAGTAATCGATGTTGGCGGTGAAGTGGTGGACATCAAAGATTTGGTTAACAAACTAATCGCGAAGATGCCGGAGATCAAACTGGATAACATCTCAGTGAACGTTAACGCTAAGCCAGAGGCGAATATTAATAACTAAATCGTATGGCTCTTGCCGGACTTACCCCTTTCTGGGGTTCATGGGGCGACAAGTACGGACAATCTACTTATACTACCGCTGGGTCAGTAACAGCCAGCGGTAGTGGCGGTGGTATGAGCGCGGGAAGCGTCTACGCGCTTCAGCAGCAACTTGAAAAAGAGATGCGTGAAGCTATTTCGTCTCGAAAGATGATGCCGCCAATGTTATCGCAAAAAATGATGGTATCACCCAAAATGTTTGAAAATTTGGATTTTAAAATTGGTGTTGATGTGGCGCGTGATACTAGGACTTGTCCGAACTGCTCTTATGTAGAGACCATGACCTGCGTGTATAGCAGACGTAATCCTGATATCTGCCCTAAATGTGGTTGGGACCATCGGAGAAGTTATCAAGAAGACATGGAGCAACGCCATCGCCAACAGACTGAGGAGATGTTGTATATAACTCGTGACGGTGAGCTGACTGTCAGATCCGCGAAAGTCAGAGGCGAAATAAAATTACCGCCAAGTAAAAATGCTTCTTACAAGAAATTGTATTTGCGAGCGTTAAAATTAAGAAAATAATTTTATGTCAGGAAAAAAAAGTAAAAATAGGAAATCAAAATATGAGCGTCAGAAAAAGCGCACGGATGTCAACCGCGCCAATCGGCGCGCTCGGCATGAGAAGCGACTGGCAAAAAAGGTCGAAGAAAAATCTGTGTAATATAATTACTCATTATGAAAATTAGTGAATCAAAGGGTAAGTTACGTGTCGGCGACTGGGTCAGGACAAATGGTAGCGACTGCGCTAGCAGCACTAGCTGTTTTGAAGGGGAGGTCGGTGAAATAATAGGTGACGGATTCTATGTTTTTCAAAACGAAAAACAAGGCGATAAAGGAACTATCCAGCCGTCTTCTCTTGGATATAAATACAGCTGGGCAATTAAGTTTGAAAATCCAAATGAAATTGAAATTATTAAATCTAAAAATAATAATATGAGTTTAACAGAAAAATTAGCGTTAACATTAACTCCGGAGCCGTTTAAGACTTTCCGGAAACTTGGTATCACGAATGGTGATAACATTTTGACTGATGATGGCGTAAAAGTGTATCTCTCTTGGCGCTTGGGTAAGGATGCGGGTGAATTTAAAAAAGACGTTTGCGATGAGATGTTGGCTGAGCAGGAGAAAGAAAAGAAATAATTACATTCTCCGCTTAAACGCGGAGACACGTGAGGATAGTGTAACGATTAGCACGATATTTACAAAATTACACATCTGTGTTATAATAACAATATAAAATAAATAATTTTTATATTGTATGAAAGATAGAAGTAAATATTTCGCTAATTATTATAAAAAAGTCAGAGTACCAAAATTTGGTTTTAAGCCAAGAGTATGTGTTATACGGACTGGCTTAAAAGCGACTGACCCACTGTATAATACAACGCGGCATCGTTTGATGCGTTTAAAGGCGTTACAAATGGTTAGTGGCGAAGAGACGCCGCGTTGTATAAATTGTGGTTGTAGCGAGTTTGGTTTATTACAAATAAACCATAAGAACGGTGGCGGGAGAAAAGAGTCCATGAATTTAAAAGGAGAAAACATGTATGCAGTAATCATGAGGGGAAAAAGAAAAGTTGATGATTTAGATATAAGATGTTCGGTTTGTAATATCCTGCACTACGTTGGTTTAAAATTTGGGTTAGAAATGGAAAGAAGATTTACTATTAAATGGGAGTAGAGAGCCGTGAAATAATCAGACACAGTTTGATTCTGTGACCTCACTCAAGATTGAATATTTACTAAGCGGATGGCAGAAAATAATTGCGGGATAACGCGAGTGGTGCTCGCGGACACCTTACCCAAACTGCAAGGTGAGTGTAAAATGGGTCTGAAGGGCCCGATGGATCTGACACAATTCCTTGCTCCGCTTACTAAGTATTTAATTATTATGAAAATTTTAAAAGTAGCATTCGACGTGGACGATTGCATTTTGATACCAAGCGTCGCAGCCCGTGGCTTAGACGTCCCAAACTATGAAACGATCGCAATGTTCAGTTGGTTTAAAAAACAGGGCTGTGATATGATTATTTGGTCAGGCAGTGGCATTGACTGGGCGACGCGATGGGCCGAAAAACTGGGCTTAGAAGCACGGATAATCGCCAAAGGTAGCGAAGAGGTGGATTTAGCCTTCGACGATTGCGATGTGGATTTAGGCAAAGTAAATGTAAAAGTAAAGCGCGTTAATAACCAAATTTCGCGCGCGGAGTGGAATAAAAAAGATAAAAATTAATTATATGTTCCCAGAACAAAAAATAAAAAAGAGTTGGTTCGGTAAGAAAACGGAAAATTTTGGTTGGGAGGACCTTGGTGAAGTCGGCATTGAGCTTAGTGTAGAAGGTGGCAAGACTATTAGATCGCAAGACAGTCATACTTACTGTAGCTTACCGCTGCATATCGGTAAAGAAAATGGCGAGCTGTTTAAATTCTGTCCACGGTGTATGATAAAAACGAAAAGTAAGTAGTTGTTCCATCTCGTCATTAGGCGGGGGAAATAAAAGTATATGAAGAAACCAATTTTAGTGGCAGTATTATTCACAATATCCTTACTACTTGTCTCGGTACTGGTGGCATTTTTACTAGTAGATAATGTTAACGCTGCACTACCATTCCGCCCGACCGGCGCAATCACCGCGCCAAGAACAACCGCGACTTACGACAGTTATTTCGGAGAATTAAAAACCGACAATCAGTATATTACGCTCGCCGGACTGGAAACTTACGCCAAATTGCCGGCCGTTTTGGGCCAAGCCGTTAATTTTTCTTACGGCGACAACGAATTGGTGGCCAATTTAGGCGCGAATGGCAAATATCACGCTTTGGTGGCCGGTTCAATTTCTGCCTATTCTTCGGCAACATACCAAGTGGCCGTTATGAAAAATGGTACGGTGGCTTGCGAAACTGCGGTAAAATTATCAGCCAATGAAATTAAACCTTTTCCAGTGTCTTGCGTGCTGACGATCACAGCCGGCGATTTGATTTCTGTTTCGGTGAAAAGCAGTACTGGTATTGTTAACCCAACTGTGAGCAGTAATTTAGTTTTAAAGAGAATTTAATATGCGTGAAATTAAATTTAGAGTTTGGTGCCATATTGCGAAGAAAATGGGTTATTCCTTAAATATAAGGACTAAGGCGAAAAGTTTTTGGCATTGGATAGAACGTGATGTGATGGGGAGTTCTGCTTATGAGATAATGCAATTCACCGGTTTATTTGATAAAAACGGCAAGGAAATTTTTGAAGGTGATATTATAGAATGTTGGCACGAGGGCGATTTTAATGCCACAAGACAGACTTGTCATGTTAGTTATGGTGATGGATTTTGGCAATTAGATTTTGGCTCGCAAACATTTCCATTCGGCGATGAAAAATTTAGTGAGTTCGAAGTCATCGGCAACATCTACGAAAACCCAGAACTTCTTAATTCTGCATATGAAAATGACAAAACGGGAGCGTAGAGGCCAAAAAGAATACGGCAAAATTTTTGAAAAGCGAAAAAGATGTGGCCACAAATTTGCCTTTCAAAGTTGTGTGCGGTGTGATAAAAAATTAAATAAACTATGAAACCTTCTCTCCAAAAACAAATAGACAATCTTAAAAAAGATATCAAAGCGATGAAAATTGAAATCGCTGTTCTACAAGCATTGGCCACTGGCGGTGCGAAGAGTAATGTTATTTATGCTTTACCAACTCCTTTTCATCCGACGGTAACCGGAAACCAAGGCGGTCAAGTAGCAGTTATAAGCACTCGCCCTCGTCGCCTTGACACGAGTATCTACGGCTCCGCAGGTGGAAACGGGGTAAACACTAAAGTATGATATACAAAATCATCTACAAATTATTAAAATTCTTTAAGATAATTTATGTCCCAGCGAGAACGATTCTCGAATTGGAACAGGATTTGAATTGTAATTGGCTTTTTAATGACGGGGTGATAGACGCCAATGGCCACAGGATAACGGTTAAATTTACGCTGTTAAACAGTGGCACAATTTACCAAGACCAATATGGCTCTAAAGTATAAAAAATTAAAATGTAAATGTGGTAAGCTGATGCCAAAATTACCGGAGAACTGCGCGAAATGCGGTCAGTCTAATATCGGCAACAGAAAGGTTGAGGTTGTGTGGTTGAATACAATGGTCTGCCACGGCGATACTACACATCCGCTTGGCGCGAAATGCTCATTCTGCGACCGCGTTAAGAAGGAATTTGATGACTCTGTATCCGTTCACGGCACAATCGCTCACGGCACAATCGGTGGCTGGAAAATTTGTAAATGTAAAAAAGGTAAATGCCCATATGACTCCAATGCTACAAAAATTCGTGAATGAACTTTATCAACACTCACGCTTGCTGCGCTTTTACGCGCGCTTAAAAAACCAATTCCGAATCCACGGCAGTTGGGCCCCAGCGCATTTTATAATCAAGATGGCTTGGCAACAGTCGAAGTGGAAGTACGGCGAAAAAGTGTTTAAAGATATCGAAGTAGTTAATATAAAAGATTTATAAACATATGCAAATTACACAAAAAATGAAGACGGTTTACGAGTTTGAAGAACACGAATACAGAGCGCTTAAAAAATGCGTTGAGTACGCGTACCACAGGATGACCACTGAGCCGGAAAGCGGAATAAATTACGCGTTTAAAGACAAGAGAGATTTAGAGAGGCTTAACAAGGAGTTTAAAAAAAGCTAGTTAATTTATGCCATTAATTGCTCCACACCAAATAAAAAGCCGAAAATGCACTGAAGCTGATATAGACCGTATTAAAAAAGATGCGCGCGAAATGATTTCGCTTTGCCATCAAAAACACGGAATGTATCCTGGAGGCGAGGCGGTAGCCCACTCTCAGATCACGAACGAAGACCCTCTGCGTTTCTTCGTGACAAAAGCCGGGGATATAATTATTAATCCACGGATTATAAATCACGGTGAAGCCGTTGCTAATAGTCCGGAAGGATGTTTATCTATGACACACATGCCGCCGCGGTTAATGAAGAGGTGGAAGAAGTGTACAGTGCGTTTCCAAGTGATTGACGGCAGTAAGTTTAAAGATGTGGAAGAAGAAGTGTCGGGGCATCTCGCTAACATTTTTCAGCACGAAATCCAACACTTTTTCGGAAAGTACGTCTACTAATTTTATGCCAAGTGTAAAAAATAAAGCATTAAAAATAAATTGCGACTGCGCGGGTGGCCCAAAGTTTTGCGGCTATATTAGAATTTACAATTTCGGCGACAATGATTTAGACATCGCAGTCTTTGATAAGCAGGATAAGAAATGGCATGGCGTTTATTTAGAAGAAAAATCCGTTAAGAAACTAAAAACATGGCTCAAAACAAATCCGTCTAATTATAGAAATTTTAAAAAATAATTATATGATTCATTTTGAACGCATAATGGTTAAAGAAATAGTGGTAGATGTAACGCCGGAAGACATGGACGGCCAATTGTTATATAAAATGGTTTTTAAACATAAATTTCGCCCAGGGATAGGCGTATCTCCAGAAACAACAGAATTATACGTATCTAAAACGTCAAGGGATACGCCAATAAAATGGTTTTTAGCCGATGATAAAGATGTGTTTAAAATAAAATCAGCATTTAGCGCACGCGACACAGACAAAAATATACAGAGGGAGCTCCCTATATTTGATGTATGGCAGGGAACACTGAAAGTCGCGCTTAAAAATAATGGGATATTCGAAAGTATAAAATTAATTTAATTATGTTCGGCACCGCAGACTTCCTCAAACAATTTAAAGATTTCTGCATTCAGACTTTTGATGACCGTGAATTCAATGAGAAGAAAGACCCTTCTCTTATTACGGTTGGGCCACCGCGCAATTATGATTTGAATAAATTACAGAAACTGAATAGCGCTGGCGCCGGGATATTCTTCACGGTGAACCAATTCCCCGGTGGCAAGCGTTCTAAGGAACTATGCGCCGGTGTGAACGCCTGGTTTAGCGAATGCGACACGCTCTCAATCGAACAGCAAATGGATATGCTTCTAAAGTGCCCACTGATACCGTCCATGATCGTGCGTAGTAAGAAAAGCTTACACGCCTATTGGATGGCCAAAGACGGTACTGAGAAAAACTTTGTGCGCATCCAACAGGGATTAATCAAATACTTCCAAGGCGATCCAGCGATGAAAGACATTTCGCGTGTTCTTAGAATCCCCGGATACTACCACAACAAAACAGCCGAGCCATTCATGGTTGAAATAATCCATGTTGCTGAAGGATTGGCGTATACTGAAAAAGAAATGATGGAAGCGTTTCCTTGGGAAGCGCCGGTTGACAGTGTACAGTCAACTGTCAACTCTAAACCATTCTCTAATGCCGGAGCGGATATTACTTTCTGGGACGCGATTAGTCGTGTCAGTAATAAAGAAGCGCTGACGCGTATGTCTGGTAGCGCGATTGTTAATAGCGACATCTTATCTTTCCGAAAACGCGCGACAGGCGGAGAGTATATTGATGTAAACGGTAAGCCGGCTGATGCTTGGCTTGACGGTAACGGTGCTATTGGTAGCGGTAAAGGCGGAGGCCCAACGTGGATACAGTGGCTGGGCTTTTACGGCTGGAATAAATCTGACATCGCAAAGTGGGCGAAAGACAATTTGGCTGACTTAATACCAACGCATTTAGTTGAAGATAGGCGCGCAGTGACATTCTCACGCTACCAGCCGCCACTAAAAAAAACTGAAAATGCGGTTGGGAACTTTAAGATTGATGTCACTACCGCCAAAGACCATGTTAAGAGTGTCACTGACTCCTTCTTAACTCCGCCTTCGCCATTTACTTGGGGCACAACTGAGTTGGATAAGATTATGCCAGCGGTTGAAGAGGGGCATTATGCGATCATATTTGGTCAACAGGGAAGTGGCAAGACTACATTCGCTTTTAACATGGCGATGGAGAATGCAAAAAAGGTTCCGAATGTTTTTTTCTTAACGCTTGAAATGAGTAAAGATCAGTTGTTGCGCCGTTACGCGCGTGATCGCGCTGGTGTCACAAAAGAGCAATATCGTAATAGAAATTTTGATACCACCATTGCTGAACAGTTCTTAAAAGATTTAGGAGATTTAAAACTGGTCGGCATCGACAAAGGCGAACTTTACGACGTAAAGAAGTTGGAAGAAATGATTACTACGTTCGGCGTTAAGATGTTGTATATAGACAACTTAAATAAAGTCAAAGGAGCTGGCAAAAACGAATTAGAACAGACCCAAGGTGTTTCTGAAGGGATCTTAAATCTTACGAGACAATACAAGATACCGATTGTGCTAATCCATCACGCTAACAAACCGTTAAACGAACGAGCGAGTAAGGAAACAACCGAAGTGCCTAAACACGCGAAATTCCGTGGCATGTCTGGGATGCGCGGGACTAATAAAACTGCTGATGATGCTGATATAATCGTTGAGTGCGCGCGTAACATAGTAGAAAAATCACAAGCGCCGATTCTGATGGCGGATGACATGCGGCAATCAGCGATGACTTCATTGTCAGTTTATAAAGACCGTGAATTTGACTCGCGCTTTACTACTAATGTATTCTACTACCGTGGGAATTTCTACGATAATTGGGAGGTGCCGAAGATGATCGCGCATAAAGATATGATTAATAAATCAAACCAAATCAACCAAGCGAACATCGACGCGCAGAAAATCGCGGATGAGTTTGGTGGGGAAGTTGTAAATTAAAATTATATGCCACTTGACTATTCGTATTGCGAAATTTGTTTTGCTAAAATCCAGATGAATCAGGGCCACGCTTCGTGGTGCAAATACTACACCCCGCCGGTGAGCTTCGAAGATTTATTCCCCGGCATAAACAAAAAATAATATGTTAGAAACCATTTGCGTCTGGCTTTGCGCTACTACCTCTAGTATTCGGCTAGAGGCGGTGGCCGCGCCAGCACCGGTAGTGTTAGAAGAGCGCGTCATGCGTATCACTTACTACACTTGGACCGGTAACAAAACCGCCAGCGGCAAATGGCCGAAGTTAGGGATGGTGGCGTCAAGCGACAGAAAGATAAAATTCGGCACAAAGATTTTGGTTGATGGGCTGGGTGAATTCACGGTTGAAGATAGAACAGCTAAGTGGGTGCACCGCGACCGAGGCGACACTGTTGATATTTATGTCGACAACAGTGATAAGATTATGCCAGTGCTCGGTATGGTTTATAGAAATGTTAAAATATTAAAGTAGTATGTTTGATAGACACTTCGACAAACACGCAGGGTGGCTAAGCTTTATTTCTGGTGCCGGGTTTGAAAGAGCTGTTGAAGTCATCGAGACGCTGAAAAGAGAGATGAGCCGTTCTTTAAGAAAGAGTGGTAAAGATAAAGCGTGGTTGATTAGAGCTATAAGATTGGAGCATCTGCAAATCAGAAAGCACCAAAAGATAGCGATGAAATACCTCCAACAGTTGGAAGATAAATTACTTGACGATGAAGTAAAAGAAGAGTTGCGGAGAAACTTTAAAGACACTTATAAAGTAAAATGATATGGCTAATCAAGATAACTTAAGAGCCGCAATGGAAGAAATGGGAATTGAACCTGCGAAAATTGATGAGATTCTGGCTTCTGTTTCTGACGAAGAAGCGGCCGCGAAAGCCAATCTTAATCCGGATGATTATAAGGCGATGATAGAGACTTTACGCTTAGCTTCTTATAGAGAGACGGATTGGCGTAAAAAAGCCGCGATTGCCGCTCGAATTATTAGCCTTGGTTTGGACGAATAGTTATCCACAGCTTGACACTTGACAAGTGAGCAAAAGTATGGTATAATATATGTACGCTAAAATAAGAAATTGAGAGAGGATTTTTGGATAAATCCTTGAATAAATTAGTGGTGGGTTATTTTTGGGAGGATATCTGAGGAGATACGCCCTCGGACTCCTCTCTCAGTTTCTAATAAAATTATGGTTGATACTAAAAAAGACAAGATTGAAGAGGCGGTTAAGCTCCTTAATAAAAAATACGGCGCTAAAACGATTATCAAGATGGCGAGTATTGATAAGATTAAAGTTGAAGCGATTCCGACTGGTAGTTACTCTTTAGACAGAGTATTCGGCTGCGGGGGTATACCGCGAGGGCGGATAGTGGAAATGCACGGGAATGAGGGATCTGGCAAGAGCACGTTAGCGCTTTTCATCGCGAGTCAAGTCCAGAAGAAAGGCGGTAATGTTTGTTGGATTGACGCTGAACATGCCTTTGATGCTGATTACGCTAAAAAGATTGGCGTAAATTCTAAACAGCTTTTCTTGTCTCAACCAGTCTATGGGGAAGAAGCGCTCGATATTGTGGATAAGATGGCTCTTTCGTCTGATATTGATTTAATTGTACTCGATTCGGTGGCGGCTTTAGTGCCAAAACGCGAGTTTGAGGGTAATCTGACTGACAATGAGATGGCGCAAGGCGCCAGGATGATGTCTAAAGCCATGAGGATGCTCTCTGGTAACATTTCGCGCACTAAAACGGCAGTTCTGTTTATCAACCAATTACGAGAGAAAATAGGGGTATATTGGGGCAATAAGAACACTACGCCGGGTGGAAAGGCTCTTAAATTCTTCGCTTCAGTGCGAATAGAGGTTAAGAAAGGCCGTTCGATCAAAGAGGGCGAAGAAGTAGTGGGTAATAAGATTATCTTTTGCGCTGTGAAGAACAAGGTAGGCATGCCGTTCCGGATGGGTCAATTAGACTTAATTTACGGAGTAGGTGTGGATATCTTTGGGGATATCTTGGACTCAGCTGTGGATATCGGTATTATTTCTTTGGAAAAGACCAATTATCTTTATGGAGTAGAGCCACTGGGGGCAAGCAGGCTAAAAGCAATTGAGCGCCTGCGCTCTGACTCAAAGATAATGTTAAAAATAATTGAAGAATTAAAGAACGCGCCATATGCCAAAAGTATTGAAACCGAAACCCAAGGAGAAGGTGAAAGCCCAGAAATTTAAGTGTAGAGTATGCGGGAAAAATGGCAAGTAAAAAATATTCATAAGAAATGTAAATTGTGCGGATTTAATATCTACGCAAAGTCTGGGAATAGAATATATTGCGATGACTGTCAGGCGGTGGCTTATAAAATAATACAACATTTCGCCGATCGAAGATATAAAACATTACAAAAAGAAAAGAGGAAAAAGCATTAGCGCAATTATGATTTTCTGCGGAATAGATCCTGGTTTGTCCGGGGCCATCGCGATGATTACTGAGAGTAACGAAATTGTTGGCAAATTTAAGATGCCTACTATTAAGAACGTCAAAGGCAAGAACGAAATTGATTTAACTGAGGTTGTAAAGATTTTTCAAAATTACGAAATAATGTTCGCCATATTGGAAAGAGTCCACGCCATGCCGAAAAACGGCGCTGTCTCCATGTTCACGTTCGGGCGTAGTTTCGGGATGATAGAAGGTGTTATCGCAGCGCTTAAGATCCCTTACGCGCTTGTGAGCCCACAGACTTGGCAGAAAGAGATTTTAAAAGACTTTAACAGAGACGACGATAGTAAACAAAGCAGTATCCTCCATGCAAAAAGGATGTTCCCTAAGGATGATTTTAGACCAACAGAGAGAGCGAAGGTGGACGACAGTAATATCACTGACGCTGTGAACATTGCTTTATACGCTAAACTAAAATTTAATTAATATTTAAGGGAAGTTATAAGCAAGTTACTTCTTGGATGAAAAACACTTACTTAATTTTTCTCCCTTTTTAAAATAAAACATATGAAATTTCGATCGGGGAAATCAGTCGGTCAAAAAACTGTCAACTTAGCAGGCGGAGAAGCATTCAAGCAATCTCCTGAACTTGAATTGGTGTCTCTGCTTTTGACTTCGTTTGTAAAAGATAAATTTTACGAATCAGGCAATGACCAATTAGACAGATTGGCGTTGATCGTTAATAAATTAGCTGATAAGAAATTCGCCGGTCAAGCCGCGATTTATGCGCGTAACGAATTTGGCATGCGCAGTATCACCCACGCTTTGATTGGCGAGATTGTCCATATTGTTAAAGGCCAAGAGTGGGTGAAGAACGCGGTAACGCGCACTGTGAAGCGCCCCGATGATATGCTTGAGATGTTGGGCTACTTTGGCTCAAAACATTCTGATAGTGCCATTCCGAATTCTTTAAAGAAAGGGCTGCGTTTGGCGGTAGGCAAATTCGATGCTTACCAGCTGACTAAATACAAAAGCTCCAGATCGGATGTAAAAATGGTAGACTTGTTTAACCTCGTCCACCCTAAACCGGTGGATAGTAGGGCTGCTGATGTTTATTCCAAATTAATTAATGGCGAATTAAAAAACACTGAGACTTGGGAAGCTAAACTTTCCAGTGCCGGCCAAGAAGTAAAAGAAATGGCCGATGGTGCTGATAAGGAAGAGAAGCTGTCTGAGTTAAAAGAGAGTGCATGGCAAGAATTGTTAGAGAGTAAAAAGTTGGGCTACTTCGCTTTATTGCGCAACTTGCGCAATATCAGTCAGCAAGCGCCTAAACTTATTCCGCTTGCGATTGAGCAACTCCTTAACAAAGAAGCCATTCAGAAATCCCTGGTAATGCCTTTCCGCTTCCAAACGGCTTACAAAGAACTGGATGAGGCCGGTGTAAGTCGAAAGTTATTGGATGCGCTAAACGATGCGACCGAACTGTCACTCTCTAATGTGCCGAAATTCGCTGGTAAGACTTTGATAGTCCTCGACACCAGCGGTTCGATGCAGGGCGATCCGTTAGACATTGGTTCATTATTTGGCGCGGTGTTGTTTAAAGCAAACGCTGACGCAGATTTAATGACGTTTGATGACGACGCTCGGTATGAGAAAGGCATCAGCGGTAAAGATTCGCTCTTGACGATCGCTGAGAAGTTGCGCAAACACGACGGTGGCTCAACCAACTTCCACGATATATTCATTAAGGCTAAAGAGAAGTATGATCGGATCGTGATTCTGTCTGATATGCAAGGGTGGAGCGGTGGCTACGACAACCCTACTGGAGATTTGCAAACTTATAATAAAAAGTTTGGTGCCGATCCGTTCATTTATTCGTTTGATTTAGAAGGACACGGTACGCTCCAATTCCCTGAGAATAAGATTTTCTGTATTGCTGGTTGGTCTGATAAAATCTTAGGGGTAATGGCGCTTCTGGAAGAAGACAAAAACGCGTTAGTCAATAAAATAAAAGCAATAGTACTTTAAAATTTACGGAGGCAGCTAAGCCAGGATTTCCTCGAATTACTTTCATAAAGTTATTCTAACGCTTCGGCGTAAGAACTCTTATTGTTCTATGGTAGGTATCAAAAGACCCCGATCGATTGATATCTCCTTACCGGAAAGTCGCCCGAAAGGGTGACCGACCAAAGTGAAGCGTGCAGAGCAATCTGTATCGCTTCGAGCACAGGTAGCGCGATAGCTCCAGTCCTGACTGCCTTTCTCCTCCGTAAAAATCGATTTTCTGGGTAGCGATAGAAAAGTTACTTCGACTTATAATCGAGTGGTCGCTTGTTCGAGTCAAGCCGGCGCCTTCGGGAGCCGTAGCTCAGTTGGTAGAGCACTTTTACTTTTCTAGATTTTCTCCCAGTTTAAAAATAAATTATGTTTAGACGAATTAAATATTTTATCCAGAGAGGGCGGCGCGGATATAGCGACGAAGATCTTTGGGATTTCGACAGTTATTTATCTAGTATGATTGCTCCGGCGCTTAGGCATCTCGCGAAGAAGTCATTCGGGTGCCCAAGCGACTTATATGATAAAGATAAGAAAAATGATGAGTGCCATCGGTGGAAGGAGATATTAGAAGAAATGGCACAAGGATTTGACGCCGTGCGTTCGTTAAAAGGGACAGGTATATTACATTATGAGAAGCAGGATAATGGCGCTTTAAAGATTACGGTAGATGAGAATCGCCAAAAAAACTTGTCTGATAAATTTAATAAAGGGATGCAGTTATTTAGCCAATATTTTTTAGGACTTTGGGACTAATATGGTAGTTGTTAACACAAAACAAGATCTAAAGGAAATTGATAGCGCCTACGCACAAGCAGTGGCGCATTTTAAACCCGTGTTTGGCAACACGCGGCACATCCAAATTGTCGAGTCGCTCAACGAACTGGGTAAATTAGAAAGAGAGCATGCTAATAAGAAAAAACAAGCTGAGGGTATCACGGCCTTAGAAAAGAAGATCGCCTTTCTCAAAAGCCAAATCACTTGGCTGAAGCAGGAAGACGATAAAAACTTATCCACAGCTTAGCACTTGACAAGTAAAGAAAAATGTGATATAATATACGTGTTAGAAATTAACTTATATAGCGTATGTTTATAAAAAAAGGAACAGGCGAGGATCTAGTTGACCAAGTAAAAAGGTTAGCCGAAAATGCGACTCCAGAAGACATGAAGAAAATGGAGAAGGAGCTTGATAGTGAGTTCAGCGGAATGGGCTCTGTGGACAGGGTTAAAACATTAATGAGGATACTTAGGAGGATGGGCGTACCACCGCATGAATTATTGATTGTTGCTTACGGGATGGTATTAGAATTATCATTATTAGACGATGTGGTAACGCCAAAAATAAAATTGTATCACTCTAAATTTATAGAGGGTAACAAATGTGTCATAGAGAACTTTAAAGAAAGTATAGAAAAAATTTATAAAAAATCTGCCGCCACCGGCAGGGAAAAGAAAAAATAATGTATGTCATTACCAAATTTGTTCGATGACAAGTATAAGGTGAAGATGGGTATCTGGGACTATCGCAAACTCCCGGTCGGCTCACGGTTCACCGGTACGCTCGTTTGTAAGCGTACTGTGCCAGATAATTATCACCCTGGCCAAGACCAGATGGTCTACGACTTCAAAAGCGAAACAGGAGACGTTGTGTCAGTGTTCGGCAAACCTTTGATTGACATGCGCATGAAAACTGTCCGGTTGGGCCAAATAGTGGCTATGGAATATAAAGGAGAATCAACCAAGAAAAAGCCAGGCATGCAGCCGGCCAAGATCGTCGAGATTTATTCTGACCCAAAACTTGTCGATGAGGAGTGGTTAAAAGAACAAGAAGAAATCAACGGCGCTGAAGAAATCGCTGCTGAATTCGGCGGAGAAGTGGTACAGCCACAGACCCAATCCTTTAATCCGCCAGGTCCTGAACCAGACTTTATGGCAGGGGTCGGGGCTAATAACCCGATGGCAGGTGTTAAAGTTACAGCCGGCGCTGGAACATTGTCGGGCCCAAGCGTAACCGCTTCTACAGCAACTGCCGCTGACCCTAAACTGGCTACAATCATAAAATTGGCAAAAGAGAAAATCCCCGGTACGACTGACGCAAATTACAAAAAGCAAGTCATGGACGCTACTGGGATTGCTTTCTTAACTCAAAACCTGGACAAGATAATTGAAGTATTATCAGCCTAAAAACACTACGGGCTCCGGGTCCACAAGATATGGGGCGCGAGTAATTTCCGCCCCATATTTTAAAAAATAGATATGTCAAATAAGGTATTAATTGTCGGAGATTTACATTTTAAGGACAGGCGCGGTTACGCCGATTACATAGAAGATGGCCGTGAATCAGAGCAAGCTCAGGTGCTGAGCGCGATTGTCGAAGCCGCTAATGATTGCGATAGAGTCGTATTTCTTGGCGATCAATTAAATAGTTTGAATAACAGCTCATCCGTAATTAATAAATTCGTTAACTTCATAGAACGCTTCGGCAATAAAAGACTATTCATCCTACTCGGTAATCACGACAGAAAACCGGGTAAAGTATCTGCGTTGAATTTCCTTAGCGAAATAACCGGTAAGAATTGGAAATTGGTTATTGACGATGTCTACTCAGAAGACGGATTAACGTTCTGCCCACATCTCTACCGCTCAGAACTCGGCACAAACGACAACGCGGAAGCAGCAAAGGCAATACTGGATAAATTACCAGACGGCGATGTCTTATTCGCCCACCATGCCATCTCTGATATTAATATGGCGTCAGGCGTATCGACGAGTCTCTTCGACGAACCTGTGCTGAATAAACAAGCCCTCAGTAAGAAATTCAAAGTCACCTTCGCCGGCCATATCCACTCTTCGCACTTTAAATATCCGCAAGATAATGTGATAATGACAGGCAGTATCTTTAATGATGAATGTGGCGAACACGGGAAATTCGTTTATAAATTAGATACAAGCGACTTCTCCGTGGAACAAATCCTCTTGCCTGGGCGCGGCATCTACAAACTGGAAAACCCAATAGAAAAAGATTTTGTCGATTTGCCTCAGAAGTCTATTCTGAAAGTCGTGTTAACCCAACGCTTATCAGCGGAAGAAATGGAGGCGCTAAAGAAAAGATTACGCTCATTCGAGACGTTTATCCTGTTGGAACAGTACCCGACTGAACGCCGTAAAATTGAATTAAAAGAGGGGCAGAACATCTTAACGATGGAGACGGAGGAATTATTAAATATTTATGCCAAGCAGAATAAGCTCGATCCGAGTTTACTGTTATCTGGCTGGAAATTAATTAACACATATGAATAAAGCTAAAAAAACCACCGGCATGTCCAAATTTGATAAGGAAGTTGTCGCTTCAGTAATCCATAACGAATTGGTTGAATTAACCAGTCGTGTATTTGGTAAGGACTCGGCTAAAGGCACGCTTAGTTCCACAATGTTCACCTTCGCGGAAGGGCTGGCGGAACGTATCGACAAGACGCTCATTATGAATCATAATGTCAGCAAAGTTAGATCTAAAACTAAATAGTATGGCCGATAACGTAATTAAAACAGTCCAGATGGTTAAATGCCCAAGTTGTGACGCTGAGTTCTTTGCTCAGAGTAAATTCGGTATCTTCGGTATCGCAAGCGTGAAGACGAGAGAAGAGGTGGATAAATGTAAAATTGAACTACTTGAAAAAGTAAAGGGTGGCGAGATTTCCGGGAAAGTGTTGACACCCCAACAAAAAATTGATTTGGAGATGTGGCTGATTAACCCAGACAACATCTTACTACCGGAAGACGTAGATGATTTCATTGCTAATATATGATGATTATAGAGGAGGTAAAATTAAAGAACTTTTTGTCCCACGGTGATACTACCGTGTCTCTTCAGGATGGGCAAAAAGTGCTTATTGATGGCGCGTCAGGCGCAGGGAAATCGTCTATTGTAGACGCGCTCGTCTGGGGTCTTTACGGCGAAGGCCGCTCAGACAATCGCTCGCTGGTTAAAAAAGGTAAAAAGTCTTGTGAGGTACAAATCAACTTAAAGAACGGCGAAAGCCGCTTTCAGGTTAACCGCACAGCGTCCGCGGCTGGTAAGCATACTTTAGAAGTATACGAACATGACGGCGCAGATTTTAAACCGGTGAAGGTGAGCGGTGTGCGCTATACTCAAGAGTATATTGAGAAGCATGTGACGAAGGCATCACACCTCCTTTTTATTAATTCGGTCATCTGCCCACAAGAAAATACCCAGAGCTTCATCAAACAAACTGCGCAGAACCGTAAAGACATCATCTTGGAAATAATCCGCGCGTCTGATTATGACGAATACCACGAGAAAGCCAAGAAGTTTTTGAAAGATAAAACTCAGGAAACTGAATTGCTTCGCGCTGAGTTGGTTGAAAAAGAATCATTTAAAAAAGATAATGAGCAGTTGCTTAGTAGAAAAAGTAAACTGAGGGAAGATTTACCTGCTGCGACTGAAGCGTTGGAGTGTCTTTATAAAGAAAAACAGGCCATGCAAGAGGTACAAAAACAAGATAATGATAACCGTGTAGAGATTGCAAAGCTTGAAAGCTCAGTTAAAGTATATGAGTCGTCTATCAATAATACAAATACGCAGATAAAAGGGTTAGAAGAGTATATTCTTGCGTCAGATTACTTCTTCCACCCGGCCAAAGTAGATCAATTGAAAGCTGACATCAAACTTCTAAGTGAAAAAGATGCTATTTTAAAAGAGTTGGCCGACCAGAGAAACGCACTGGCAGAATGGTCAGCAGAAGAGGCGAAAATTAATTCCTTAAAACCATCTGAATGGCAAACCTCGTCACTAGACAAAGAGATTTCTGAACTTAATACTACGATCATATCACTGATGAACGAAGCGGAAAAAATTTGCCCTCTTAATCATACCCATTGCCCATCAGCTGTCGAACAGTCTCAAAAAAACATTGATTTTTGTGCAAAATCACTGGCTGGAAAAGAGGCACAGAAAAAGGAGTATGAAGCAGCTGCTATTAATTGGCAAAATAGAATGGTTGAGCTTGGGCACAAACCGGAATACGACAAAGAAAAATTCAAAGAAATTTCAGCTGATATTAGAAAATTATCTTTGGCCAGAGAAGAATTCGACGCTTTCGAGGCAAAACGATCTGAATACGATATAAAAAAATCTGAACTAGGATGTGCGAAAAGATTACTTGAGGATGCAAAATCCAAAATGGAAACAGACACAAAGAAGATGTCTGAATTGCGCAAATTATTACGTAAAGGAATTGATAATGAAATCGCGGCGATAGAAAATAGAATCTATCATTTTAATTCTCAATTATCTGCTGTCAAAAAAGAACTTGAAATCATCGCGCAAATTGAACCGGCTTACGACAAGGCAGTGGCGCGTATTGACGAGATAGGCAAACTTGTATACACTATTAATGAAGACATCTCCGCAGTCGCAGCGGTGAAAGAGGCGTTCGGAAACAGCGGCATCAAATCTATCATGGTAGATTACGTGCTGCCTGAATTGGAAGGCAGAATCAACGATGTGCTGGAGAAGATGTCTGATTTCAGAATTACAATAGAGACGCAGAAAGATAGCGCTGATGGCGAATCGCTAATAGATGGGTTATTCTTAACCATCACGAATGGGCAGGGTGAGACGTTCGACTTGGCTAATTACAGCGGTGGCGAGAAGATGAAGATTAACATGGCTATTTCTGAGGGCTTAGCGAGTTTGCAACAGGTGGGCTTCAGAGTGCTGGATGAAAGTATCACAGGGCTCGACAACTCTACTGTAGAGAGCTTTATGGAGATACTTGAGACCATCCAGAGCCGTTTTAGCCAGTTGGTGTGTATCAGCCATCTCCCAGCTGTGAAAGACATGTTCCACGACAAAATCCATGTGGTAAAATTAAACGGGGATTCAGTGATAAAATAATGTATGCTTACCATTATCCAAAAAGTTATAAAAAAAGAAACTGAGCCGAAAGTTTACGCTATCGTTATTGAGAGCGAAATTGCTTCCGGCGTTTTGATGGTAGTAGACTATTGCTTAGAAGACGCAGCGAGACAGGCCAGAGAGATAGCCGGTGCCAAGTTCCAGCGCCATCCTGAGTCATTCCGGATGGTCAATTACTCCTCCATGACTATCAGTGATTTAAAAAACAGCATTTTTAAAATGGAGATATCTGATTTAAAACCTGATACGGCTGAAAAAGGAAACAAGGTTGTCACTAACACGAATATGCTGATGCGCAAAATAATCGAAAATAAAGATGTTAAGCTCTTTGATAGAATCAAGGGTCGACTATCAGAATCAGAGCGACTTTACATTCAAGAAAAATTATCATTATCTAAATAATAAATACTATGGAAAAAATATCATTAAAAGTGGGCTTGGTCGCTGATCTAGCGGCACTCGTTGATGGCCTTACCCCTAAAGATTTGGTTAACATGAAGGGCATTAGACTTTGCTCTAAGCTTACTAAGAGCTTGCGCGAAGTGGCTAAAGATTTAATCTCTAAATCTGAAGCGATTAACGACGAACGCGATGAGATCATAGAATCTTACCGCAAAAGATTTGAAACTGAGAGCGCTGCTTTGAAAAACGAAGACGGTGGTGAAGCCACTGAAGCGCAAAAGAAAACATTAAGCGACACTCTGGCTGAAGAAATGAACAAAGAAATTCAGGCCAAGTTAAATGACAAAGTTAAAGAATATAACGAACAGGGCAAAACAGTTACAGAATTTGAATTGAGCCTGGATGAATATAAAAAACTGAAAGAATGGTTCGCTAATTTCTTAGTTGTCAAATACACTAACAAAGAAACTTGCGTCGAAGTAGCTGACGCTTTAAAAGTTGAATAATATGGAAATGTACCAAGAAATTTACAAAGAGTTCCAGACAAAATGCGAAAACAACTCCGCTTCTGCGGTAGACGCAGGACAAGCGTATGTTAAGCTGACCAGTCTTTACGCGAATTACAACTTAGATTTGGCTTACGCTAAAAAAGCATTAAGCCGTGTTATCGCCGATACCCAAAGTAAAATGGACGATGCGACTGGTAAACCAGTCACGTCAGCGAAGGCTGAGATACTGTCGCGCGCAACACCTGAATCTGACTCGGTTGTCTTATCCGAGGCTCATGTAAATAACTTGAGTATGATGATCCAGACACTGAAAAAATATCAAGAGGGGTTAGCGCAAGAGTTCTCTCACAACAGCTAAATTATAAACCCCGTCATTAAAGACGGGGTTTTTGTATACACGTTATGGCGAATTGCCTTTCGTGCGGACAAGATTTTGAACCAAAGACTAAGAGACACGCCTATTGCAGCCGTAAATGCTTCCGGAAGACGTTTGACGCCAATAGGAGGGCTACGGGAAAACCAGATTATATTTGCTGGTCTTGCCGCACAATAATTAAACTTACTTTCTCACCGAAACTTCAGTATAGCGCTTGGGTTGTATTTAAGTGCCCCCAGTGCGGGAAGGCGCACAATGAAGATCCTGAAGTTTGAAATCTTATATCGGATTCGCTTCGTAATAAGGCTTGGCAACTTCTGGAGTATCGTTAAAGATGAATGAAAGTCGGACCTGAAAGGAAGTATGAGAGTCTTCGTATCCACCCCAATTAGAAAGATTACTCTTCTTGGCGGTTAGAAGCCAAACAGCTATCGTCCTTTTCTGCTCTTCTGTCATATTTGGCGCGACACTGTAGTAATAGTCAGTCACTTCGTCTTTTACTCCATCTTTAATCTTTTTTATGGCCGCTTTATTATCCTGCTTGACAGACATTATTTCTTTAGATCCTTCATCTTTTTTCTTAGAGAAGAAAGACAAATAGTCTTTTACGACTGGATCGCTTATCGGCGCACGTTGAATATTATTATCAGCGAAATATTTTTTTACATTATTCACTCTCGCGTCGTGGGTAAACTGTTGTTCCTTAGCTGATAAGCGCTCTGGAAATTCTGGTAAATTAGATACAAGTTTTGCAATAACATCAACAGGGCCCGGTTTCTGTCGTTTTGAACCGATATTCTTCCAATACACGGCGAACGCGTTCTTCATTTCATTGTACCTGTCTTGGCTGAATCCTTTACTACTATCAGCGTAGTCATAAATAGCCTGCCGTTCAGAAAGGCTATCAAAGAAGTTTTTAGCTGCTATATTATGCGGCACTCCTTTAGGTGCATCAAAAAATTTATTTCTCAATAAATCAGACAACTTACTGACACCACCATTGGATAGTTCCTTATCAAGATTGGATTTCTTTACAGCGTCAGTGGAAGCATTGCTCATGTATTCGGTAAAGGCGTATAGTTTTTGGTTACGCTGCTCCAGCGTTTCTCCCTGCGCTGGCTTTTTCAATTTCCATCCGCCGATGCTTTCGTCGTTGTCCATAATGCCTTGTATCACGCGCCTGAAAGTAGAATTCTCTCCGACAGATTGGCCGCCTTTTACTGCTTTCTCTGCTAAATCCATACTATTTTCGAACGTAATTGGGCCTTTCTCATAGTTAGTAAGAGTGGGTGCTTCTTTTCCTCCTTCTCTTTCGAATATGCCTTTCAACTTATTGGCGTATTCTTCTGGGATTTTGAAGTTGCCCCCTTCGGATTTACCAACAGCGAAAAGCGGACCAGCGTCTCCATCAGTATCAAAATAAAATTCTCGGTACCCAACTTTATTGTTGACGATCATGCTCTCTCCCAGATCGGTGATGCCACGCTCTTCAGCTGATATTACTTTAAAAGGCAGTAGGCCTGTCCTTTTTGTGTTAGGATGTCGCGTCGCCAACACAACTTCCGGGTTACCAAGCTTTTCAATTGTTTTGTTGGAAAGCATAATAGAATCCTCTGGCACTTCCGCCCATTTACCGTTAGGAGATTTGATAACACCAAAGTCTGGGTAGAATTTACCGTAGTGCGCCTTTAAGAATTGCCCGTTTAGCACATAATCACGCAGCGAATTATGAAGTGCTAATTCTAATTCGTAGCGGATATCACTTCCGTTCTTTCCCCAACCACCATTCTCTAAGATTTTTTTAGTTTTGCCATACATGTTCTCCCCTAACGCAGTCTTAAAGATATCCTGATATTCGCTCAGAACCGCGCGCGCTTCTTTAGCAGTTTTAGAACCATACACAAGTTCGGTAAACGCCTTTTTAAATCGTTCGACTGGTTGAGAGTACATCTCCTCTACAACTTTATTTAGTCCGTCGGCGTAACCAAACTTACTATTAAGATATGGGGAGAATTTATAATCTTGATCCGGCATCTTTGGGAGTTCATATTTAGCGCGAAAAGCAGACATCGGGAATTCCCCGACGTAGTAGTTTGGTTTGCCTTCGCCAAAGTTCTCTAGTATCTTTGTGCTGATTTTTACGTTGTTATGTGACGTAATATAGTCGCCTGGTTGAAATTTATAATTTGGGATATACTGTCTTACGTATTCTTCTATCCGCTCTGCGGTCGCGCTGTCTGGCTTGACGCCGAATAATTCATTTTTTATAATGTTTGGTTTGCCGTCTTCGCCTTTAAACGTTATTACATTTTTATTAGTCAAGTACTCCTCTGGTTTATGGAGGTACCCGCCTTCTTTGTTAATTCGGATCATGTCATCGGTGTGCACAAAGGAAGCGCCATCAACTATCTCATGTTTGTTGGCGTCTTTGCCAAAGTTAATGACGATTAATCTTTTTTTAACGTTACTATCGTTGATCGGTTTAAATTCTGCGAAGTTGAACTCCTTCCAGCGCTTGTTCAACACTGCTTTGTCGTCAGTTTTGCTTAAATTAAGTACATTACTGATAATAAAATCAAAGAATTTATCTGTTCCTTCTTTAATATTCTTGCTACCGCCGATAATAGGGTCGTACTTAATTCCGAATAAAGTATCAGCAGAATTGCCGGTAGCCCCAAATGGGACATATCCAGCTTCATATAATTTATTTTTTAAATCCGATATGCTCATTTTTTTACGCATCTTACTATCAACTTGAACCTTCATCACATCTAAATCAGTCCCGCGCTCTTTGTTGAATTGTGCTAACGATTCGTCTATAAAACTAGCCGGTTGAGGAGTGCGCTCGATCACGGAAGTTTTTGTAGGTGTGACCAGTATCGCTTTATCCGGAACGCTTTGAGCGGTTCTCTTAAATAGCGATTTCAGAGCAGCTTTAGACTTTCGCCCAGTGATTGGCGTGTCTATGCCTAATTTTTGGTAGTTTGACTCTACGCTATTAATAAATTCATTAAACGCGTGGTCTTCGTTGCCATTGTATTTGTTAACCAGTTCTTTTGATTTAACATACATCTCTTCTGCCGACAGAGATTTTTTAATACCTTCCGCTACCTTTATTTGTTCTGGGGTGGCCTTAACTTCTGACAGTTTTTTATCGATATCGTCGCTTAAACCCTTAATTACTCCTTTCTCGTCAAAGCGTCTGAAATCTCGGATGTTAACTTTTTCTGTTGCCGGAGCTGGCTGCGGATTTTTCATTGCCAGTTCTACTTTCGGTTCAGCGGTAGAGAACAGATCAAGTTGTTTTGTGTCGTAGAATTTGTTTTCTGTTGCTGGCGCGGTAACCTTAGGAGCGGTTTGAGGAGTAGTCTGCGTAGGGCGTGAGGCCAATAGCGTCTTCATTTCTTCAACAACAGCTTCTTTCGGTTTGGCTTGTGGCGCAATTTGAGGTGATTGCTGCACGGTCTCTTGCTTAGGTGCTATGGTCACGCTCGGTTTAACAGCCGACTTAGTCGGAGTAGTAAATGTCTTAACAGCGTTATTCGCTGCGTCAGACACACGTTGAGTTTTTTCTTCGGCGCTTACATTAATTATTTTGTCGCGCACCGGCTTACCTGGGTTAATAGTGTTTTCAGTTTTATTATAAATTGAAGAAAGCATGTCCATTTGGCCAGCAGCTTTTTTCTCTTTCATCATCTGCCTTACTTCCCTGGTCAAATCTTTCTCCGTCACCGGTTTATAAGATAGCACTCTTGATTCAGGTTTTTTTATTTCTGGCAAAGAAAGTTCTAACTGTTTGGCTTGCCGTATCGCTTTCATCGTATCTAAAATACGGTCTACCGTGATCGCTTCTTTGCTCGAAATTCCAATATTGCGCAACACAGATTGAGCGTCCATGTTATTGCCGAGCGTGTCTGTGCCCATCTTAATAACTATAGCTGGTAGACCCGACTCCACGTTCTTGGCTTCAGCGAATGAAATCTGCACTATTCTAGCGCTGATCCCATTCTGTTTCATACTATCGTAAATAGTGTCTTTATTAACATCCGAATCGTACAATTCAGCTGGTAAATTTCTTTTCGCAGCTACACTAAGTTGTTTTTGGTTCATCTGCTCAGCGATATTCGTTTTACTCGGAGCATACCCAAGATTTAAAAATTCTCCATTTTTATACGCGACAAGAGCAAGATGCTTTTCAGCACTTTCTCCTGCCAGTTTCCCGGCCTGTTTTACGGCATATGTAATTTCTGGGTTATCAACCAAAAATCCGTACTGAGGGTTGTTAGGATCATAAACAAAGTCAGAAGCAAATTTGATCTGGTTGTCTTTAATGATTCCGTCTTTACCCTGTGATGTAATTTGCAAATAAGACGGGCGCACTGTGTTGCCCTCAGCATTAATATAATTATCTTTTGCGCCAACAAATTTCTTTTCAGAAGCATTTTTAAACGCGACTGGATCTGACTCAGCTGTTATTAAAGGCATTTTTCTTTCTCCAATATCAAATAAATCCTTGTTGCCTTCGATAAATCTAACGCCAGCGTCAGGTACAAGTTTAATGCGGTGCGTCGGTAAATCAATGCCATTGTCTTTATTAAGTTGCTCCCAGTTAACTTTTGATTCAGCATCTAAAGCAATTACCCTGTCAATTTTAGGGGATGTATTCGCAACGGCAATATTTTCCAACCACCGAGAACCGGCAATTAGCTTGCCAATTTCTTGGTTCATTTTTACCTCATCAATTTCGCCATTGTGGTATGCTTTAATTATTTCTGATTGCGCACGTACATTATCGTTCATTAAATCGCTGCCGTATTTCATTCTTTGCTCTAAGGCAGACCCAATCGGAGGGGGCTCAGTAGCTCTTATTTTAGCTCTGCCTAACCACAAATTGCGCTGCCCAAGAACAGAATCGGTCGCTATCTTTTCTGCGTCTGTGGCGATACTTCCCTTAGCTTGAGTAGCGACACCGACTCCATGAAGGCCGCCCATAATAGCACCGGATAAAAGAGCATTATCAACATCTCCTGAATTGATATACTCTATCATCATACCGGCGAACGCGGCACCGAATGCGCCTTTTACGCTCATAGGAAGGCCAGAGAGAGACAAGGCCATGGAAGTGTCAGTAAATACACGTCTTGCGCGGGACCCCTCTTCGTCTTGTTTACTTAACTGCCCGACAGTATTAAAAATTAAAGCATTTTTCGCTGCAGTCTTGCCATATCCCTTTAGCCCTGGCGCAAGCATTTTTGCTATTATCGGAACAGCTGTAGAAGTTCCTTTCGGCTGAACGTATTTAGCAGCGAGCGCCGGCTTAGATTCATACTCCATGATCTTGGCTAATTTTGTAGCGCCGGAAGTAACAAGCGGAATTTTCCTTGCTGAGGCGACATACTTAAAGCCATTCAGTAGTAATCCTTCTACGGCTTTAAATGACGCAATTGCGCCTGCGACATGGCCAGTGACATTCGCGACGCTATTGGCTGTTTTTTCCCATTGTGCCTCCACTGTCCCTGGTTTAGGAGCGGCAGCCGGTAAATCAAAATAGCCGAATGTCATTCCGCTTAACACACCTTTTGTAAACGCCGAAGTCATCGGAGGCATTATGATATCCAAACTCTTAGCGGCATCGGCTTTAAACGATGTCCACGTCTTTTTAAAGGCTTCAGGGATACCGGTTATGGCGTCTTTTATGCCGGTTGGTGTTACTGTTTCCCACTTCTTTTTATACTCTTCAGCAATCTTAGTTGGCAAAATAATTTGTTCATTACCAAATTTGTCTTTTATGGTTTCTTTTTGGTCTAAGTTTACACCGGCGACGTCTTTGTCTTGCCAGTTAAGCGAGAGAGCCGTGGCTTCATTTTTACTGATTTTACCGGCGGTATATAACGCGCGCGCGACTTCGCCTACTTTAGTTTTTTTATCGTGGTCAAAAATATTTAGGACTTGTTTATTTTCCAACGTATCTGATCCTTCTAACCAGATTGGGTAAATATGGTCTACTTGATATAGGGATGATGATCTACCGCCCAAGAGAATATTTTTTTCGATCTGCTGCTCTGGAGTTTCAAAGCGCCTTTCTGATTTTAAATACGCGCTTGGATTTGTTGGGTCATAAGCATACTGGCCCCCGCCGACAAACTTGCTTAAAGTGGCAAATTTAGCAGATACTGGCTGCTGCTTAACATAATTTGGATCAAAAGTATACCCAGGATAGTTTTCTTGGATATTTAAACTCGGAACAGATTTTTCAAATTGCACGCCAGCTACAGTTTTTTCCGGTAGAGCCGCGGGAATATTCTTGAATTTGCTAACATCTATCGGCTTAGCGCTTTTTAAATATGTGCCTGGGGCTTTTAGCACTTGCGCTGCTCTCTGCCCAACCGTTGCTTGATTGTAACTTGTGTTAAGCGGCAGTTGATTGGCCATATTAGATTAGAATTTTATTAGGTTGGAATTGGTCCATGATGATAAAGAGCATATCGTCTGGGCTAAAGTCGGCCACTTTATTTTTCTTCCATTCGGGATTATTCACGTATTGTGAATTTGCAGCGCCGGATAATACACTATCAACAGTTATTTTGTCTTGGCCCGCCAGAGGGTTACTCTTAACGAAGCTCACAACAGAGTCTAAAACCCCCTCGTTAACTGATCCAGAAAAACGATTCTTCCAGTCTGAAAGAAATTTGTCATCGCTGACTTCGCCCCAAGTCCGCGGCTTATTTAGACCGGATGTTTTTAATGATAGATCCTTTAACGCGGATAAAACATTATTAGAAGCGTTCTGGTCGCTCCACAATTGGCTTTTCAGTTTATTGTATATACCGGATTGTAAGGAGCTCAGAAGCTGTTGCGTATTCGCTTTAACAATTTCATTAATACTACCCCGCTCATCGCGTCCAGCTTCATTCCAAAATTCTTTAATACGGTTAAGGTAAACATCAACCATCTGTTTAAATGTGGTAGAGCCGGCTGATGCGGTCGCTAGTTGTTGCGCGTTATTTCTTATCTCGGTACCGTAGGCCTCAAGAACCCCGTTTGGATCGAGTGACCTTGCGCTATCGCCTTCGGTTACTTTAGATTGGGCGGCAAAATCAACTAACGCGGCAAGATTGCTGTCGCTAATCGCTATCTTTTTTTGATAGTCCGCCGGATCAGGTACTTGGACTTGGTTGCTGACAGGGCTATTGCTTAATATTTGTTCGTATTTGTCCCAGTCTTTTTGGATGTAATTACCAGTGTAAGTTCCAAGCGTAGTTTGACCAAGCTCGGCTGATTTTTTCATTACATCAAGATAGAGGGACTGCTTCTCAAGTTCGATCGAATCTCGGTTCGCCATGTTAGTATAAAGGTCTTGGAGCATCGCGTCTAAGCGGCTGTAAACTGCCTGCGCTTGCGTCTGGTCATTCTTAAATCTGTCTAATTCATCTTGGAATTTAGTCCAGTTGGTGTCGTATAAGCTTTTTAGTTGCTCGGTCTGTGTATTATAAAGATTAATAGATTGGTTCGCGAAATCAATATAACGCTTCTGTTGGCGCCCCTTTAGAATGGTCAAATAATTCATGTAATTTGACACGTCTTTTTGTCTTGAAGGATCAGCCATGTCCATGCCTTTCATCTGCTCTTTGGCTTTATCCATCATGCCGTTGATACCATTAACCACTTCGTCACGCGTAGCAATATAAGTTTTCAGGTCTTCCCCAAGGGTGTTCCCAGCGGTAATACGCGCCAAAAGTTGGTTCTGAATTTCGTTGATTTTGTATTCTTTTTTGTATTTATCGATTACGTCGTTCGCGTTACCGAACAATAAATTGCTATCCGGTAGAGAGTTTTCTGGGATACCAAGATACTTCGCTAATTCACTTTTACGCGCTGGCGAAAGCATACCCTGAGAGAATGTAACAGGGCCAACGCCTGCTTCAAGCGACTGGTCTAAGAAGCTAAGACCGGTATCATAAGACGCTGGCGCGGCAGGCGTAGCGCCACTGAAATCCATTTTTGTACCAGCAGAGAACGACTGAGAACCTGTAGGGGCTCCGGTTTGTCCTCCCGATAATCCCGGTACAAAATAATCTCCGGTTTCGCCAGATGGGAGAGGTTGGTATTGAGACGGTTGTGCTCCAGTTGCTCCCGGCGCCACGGTTGATGTAGCCGCGGCCGGTTGCGCAGTCGTTTGTTTTGATTTTTTTAGAGTATTAATAGCGCTAAGTAATTGCTGATTGACCGTAGCCTCAGACGCGCCGGGAAATTTACTGCGGAGTTGTTGGGCGGCATCGCTTGCTTTAAATCCATCTTCGACAATCGCTTTAGCCGCTATTTGAATACCGCTATTAAATTGCTGCGGCACAAGATTCGGAAGAATTGGGCCGCTGAAAAATTTCTTTAATGCTTCAGTCGCCAAAGTTGTTTTTGGCATAGTGACGAATTGGCTACCTAATCCTGGTTGCGTACGCGCGATATCAACAAGTTTTTTTGCGCCAGTGTCCAAAGCACCGGCAGTCGCAACCGCCAAATTCCCAGCTGTCTGCGTTATCGGTTTATAAATATTTTCAGGAATCCATTGGAAACCTTTGCCGATGGCTTTGCCGATAGATGTGATACCACTTTTTACTGCGCTTCCGACTGTTGGAGACATTACAGGATTGGGAATTAATAAAGTATTTCTGGACAGTTGAGCAGGCGCTGGTTGCGGCGCTATCGGCGCTGTTGTCGTAGGATATTCAATCGCTGCACCTTGTCCGTCATCAATATCATGGCCAAATTTATTACTGGCGGATGTATTCATAGATTTCAAAATCAACGCAGCTTTTTTACGCTTTGTGCTTCCTGCCGGAGCGTCAAAAGCGTCTCTCAATTCTTTTAGTAGCTGAGGATTCTTCATTACCGCTTCCATTGTAATAGATTTAGCTTGAGCCATATAATTATGAAACTTTCTTATAGAAATCAAATGGGTTAATATATTTGTTGTAAGCGTTTGTGATTCTGTAATCCAAGTGTGAGCCGGTTCCTCCGTGGAGGCTGTAAGTATTTCCTGTATTGCCCATTCCTCCGATCAAAGTTCCGGGATTAACCGTTTGCCCAACTTTAACCCAGACATTATTTAAATGGCTATAGCGATGTTTATTGCCTTGCGCGTCTTCGACCAAAACGTAATTACCAGCATTTTTTTCCCCTTGCGCTCTGCCGGTTTTTAAGTCGATCACTTTACCACCGACAAATGATGGAATGGGTGTACCAATTTTATTGGCGATATCAAGTCCCGGATGAAATTTTTCTATTCTAGTGCCTTCTCCATAATCAGTCGTTAACGTTCCAAGATTAGAAAATTTACCGCCATATTGCGGAGTAGATGATTTCTGTTGTGCAGGAGCATTTTGTGTAGGCTGCTGGCCCAAATTAACAAAACGGTTAGTATTAATAGATTTTAATTTAGGCATTCTGCTGCTCGCACTAAATGCCATGCTTGTTGCTCCTTGAAATATTTTATTTGGGTCAAGTGCCATATAATTAATTAGAATCCGCGCATCGCTTTTAAGAGCGCCGTGTTGCCAGTTCCTGAAACATAATCATAATTTTTTATTCCGTAATTTGATGCTAGTTTTTGTCTGTTAGTAAGCGAAGAGTCATATCCGATACCTTTCAAATAATCTACAACAGACGGGCCGGAATAATTTTTAGGATTATAATTTTTAACTAAATCTGCTGCCGCCTGCGCAGTCTGAGCAGCCGGGGCAGTATAGTCCTGCGTGTTTGGGATAAAGGGATCAATATTTGTAGTTGTGACTGTTGGCGCAGTAGTCCTCGCAGCGGTCTGAGCTGCTGTTTGCTGTGCAGTCAATTGCTGTTGTAATGTGCTTGCTACGCTTTGCGCGGGGTTAGTGCCAGCGACCGGTTGCGCCGGTTGTGCGGCCGGTGCGGTATACCCGCTGCTGGCTGGTAAAATTTCGCTTAGAGAAGTCGCTCTTTCACCAATTTGGCCTTCTGTAAATGGCCGTGCGGCGGCTTCTTCGGCGTCTAAAGAGTTTTGCAAAGCGGTTGCTGTTTGATAAGATGTCTTATCTTTAAGTGTCGTAAGCCTATTATTCATTAGTGTAGCATTAGTTTCGCTTCTATACAACGGCGTTCCACTACTGGTATCGATATTGGCATCAATTATCGCTTGCAGATAAGCGTCTGACTCGTTTGGGGCTAGTGATCTGAGGTTTTCCAAAGTAAAAAAATTTAAATCTTCTTGAGAAGGCACAAGAGCCCAAGACTGTAATTCGCTTTGGCTAGGCGCTGAATAAATTAATTGTCCGTTTTGGTCATAAACGCCATTTTTCATTTCAGTCGCAGTAGCATATTTAAGGAAGTACTCCCTGCGCTTAGCAGTTTCGTCATCAGTCCTTGTTTGTCTCAGAAGGTCGTCTTGTTTTCTTACGCGCTGGAGCATTTTATCTCTGGCTTCTTGGTGGATGCCGCTCTCATAAATATTAGCTCCAGACATTGTAGTGCCAAGCGTATTAATTTGATCCCAAGCGTTAAGAGCATTGTCTGCCAGTTTAATTTTGTATTTACTTTCTATCTGCTGCTTCAACATGCGCCACTGTTCTTGCGCCAGAGCATGAGTTCTCTCATTATTAGATTCAAGATTTTGCAAAATAACATCATGGTATAATGATTTTATCTTGTCGACTTCAGCTTTAAATTCAGGAGAAGTAACATCTAAAAGCGGCGTTAAGAAATTGAACGCTTCTTTTGGTAATTGGAATATTGGTAAATTAAAAACAGAAGAATCTTGTTCCGCGTATTGCGCTGGGACAGTAAGAGACGGTATTGAATTTGCAGCTTGACCACCAACAGTATTAGCGTATTCAGTCTTAGATAAGTTAGGATTTATGATCATTACGTTAGATACGGAAGGATCGCCGCTCGCTGATAATTCTCGGCGTTTTAAATCTTTAAATACATCATTAAAAGAGTACCCACCATAAGCCACAGCGTTTAAGTAGAATGCGTAAAGATTAGGATTATTTCTGATGTTGCTAATTGTAGAAGGAGTAACCCCGGCTTGCTGCGCAACAGTTAAGAATCCGTCTAACATCAGATGCGCATCAGAATTTTTTTGCACAGTTGGCGTCTGATTATAATAATGCGCAAAAGTAATTGAAGCGTCCTGCTTAGCTTGAAACATCGGGTCTGTACCATCGCTTTGGATTGTGCCACTGGCGTCAGGCGGCTGAGTGAACCCCTTATTCAATAATAGACTAATAGAGATTGTCGGAATTCTACCGGCAGCGTCTAACTGCTCAACCGTTGCGCCATTAAGAGGTTGGTAATTAGCCACCGCTTCTGGAGAAGCAAATTTCTGAATAGTCTTTGTAGCCGCGTCGATTAAATATAGATCATTGGGTCGAGTTGGATCTAAGCGCACTACGCCCATTGCCCCACCGTCAAATGTAAAATCATCCCAGTTACCAATATCGGTATAAGAAGGCGTTTGTGCCGCGGGTGTAGTTGGCTCTTCTACTGGTTCAGGTTCTACATACATTTCTGGGGTTGTACCAGACACGTCTTGTTTGTAGCGTTTTCCATTAAGATAAACAGCGGCTCCATCAAGATATTTTTCTATCGTCCACTTGCGCCGCGCTTCGTCTGTAATAGTAGAAAAATCAGGTGGCACTAAAGACCAGCCGTTTGTATCGGTTGTGTTATCTACTGGCGCTGGTGGAATTGTCAATTCTTTTTCAGCTTCCGGGATAGTATTAACACGATCGCCCAGAAGTTCGTTGACTGCATTCACGGCTTGAGAAGGAGTGTAATTAGCCGCAATGTATTTATCAAGATACTGCTGATATTCACCTGGCTTTAAAGCATTATTTTCTGGCGTCGTCGCCGGTACAGTGCCATCTGGTGAACCCATTGTCTGCCATTGCTCCCACATTAATGCTTTGTTGGCTTCTGACTTTTCAAATGTCGGTTGTACGTTGCCCCAGTAAGTTTCAAAGGCGGTGGAGTAGTTTGTGTTAGTTGGAATATTAGTTGTTTGTGGCGCTGCTGGTTGCGTTGAAGTTGATGGAGTCGTAGTCGCGGGCGCTGGAGTTAAAGAAACACCAGGTACATACACACCGGGCTGGACATACACTACCGCGTAATTATTAGTAGTGTCATAAGCTTTTAAAGTGTTCGTAGCGGTTGGAGCGGATGTCTTAGCTTGGTTGTTAGTTGTTGTTGTTGGTTGTGTCGCCGAAGACGACTGAGTAGCGGCGGCGATAGATCTTGGGCCCCAATACCCTGGGCCAGTAGAATTATCTACGCCATTTGCTTCTTGCCATGCTTTTACAGCGGCAGTTGTTTGTGGCCCATAAGTTCCGTAGCCGGTGTTAACTTGCGCCTGAGTCATGTGGCCTTGGGCGACAAGAAAATCTTGCAATTGTTTTACAGCTGCGCCAGTACTGCCGGGTTGCAGATTAGTTGTTGGGAAATTTACCGTATTAACTGTTGATTGCGATTGCGCTGGCGCGTTTCCAAATGAAGCGAGTTGTAAGTCGCTTTCGTGTTTTGCGTCCGACGCAAGTTTATCAAATGGATCTTGATAAGTATTCTCCAGATTTGAGATTTGCTTAAAAACTTCAGGCGCGCCTTGAGAAAGAGGTTTTGTAAATTCATCAGTTATTCTCGTGTAAGCTTCTTGCATCTGGGTGATATCACCGGCAAGATTGGAGAGGTCTTTACCAGTCGCCAAACGCTCCTCTGCGTTCTTCTGAGCTTGCTGTAAGTCAATCAAATACTGATTAAAATCACGAGTTCCATCTGGTGTAAAATACTCACTTAATCTCTTTTGCCATTTACCACCAGCGCTCGAACTGCCGCGTGGTTGCCCGTTGCCCAACATAAAAGTTGATCCGTCAACATTTAAGCCCATATTCAAAGCAGCGTCTGAAGCAAAATTAGGATTAACACGGTTAACAATAGCCAGCTGCTCTGGTATAGAAAGTGATTTGAACTTACTCATAAAACCAGCGACATCAGGTGGTTTGTACGCTATTAGTTTTTGGGCAAGAGCGATTTGTTCAGGCGTAGCGCCAGCAGCTGCTTGTGCATCGATTAGAGCTTGAATAGCCGCTCTTTGTTCAGGTGTTAATTGGCTTGATGGCGTATAAGTTCCGAGTGCTTCGTTGGGCATATTATTGTATTATATTTGTAAGTTCAAGTGTGATGTTTGGGCCAAATTTAGTTTTAAGTTTTTGTTCGCATTTAGTTTTAATCGTTTCAATTTTTTCATCCGTCAATTTTTCTTTTGTCTCAACATAAAGATTATTTAGCATCATCGTAATCTCAAAATCACCGACTTCGTCCGTTTCTTTCTTAAAGTTAATCTTGGGTTGGAAAATATAATACATATTATACGACTAATTCGATTGCTTTGCCAGCGTTGCCAGCATTAGCAGCGCTACCGTTATTACCTGGTGAACCATTTGCAGATATTAAACCGATGCCCCCCGCACCACCAGTCCCAGTTGTGCCAGCGGCACCGCCTGAAGCGGTAATTGTGCCAGAGCCACTCTTTGTAGAATAAACAACTATGGTAACACCGCCAGCGCCTCCGCCTCCAGCGCCCCCTCCGCCGCCACCACCGCCTCCATAACCTGAAGCGTGGCTGGGGTGCCCATCACCTCCATCGCCGCCATCGCCGCCATTACCACCTGCGCCACCGTCTGCAGAAATAGCTCCGTTATTGACAATTGTTTTAGCGAATACTATGACAATACCACCTGTTGAGCCAGAACCACCACCACCGCCACCGCCACCGCCAAAACCTTCAACAGAAGACAATCTCCCAACACCTCCACCCGCACCGCCCCCACTTCCTGAACCAGCTGATGAACGAATAGAATCAGCAGATGGTAAATCATCCGCCATTCTCATCGCATGTTGCGAATTGCGCGGTGTGTTATAAACAGTGCCTGATTTAGCCCCTCCACCGCCGCCGCTTCCGCCAGATTGTGTCCCCGAACCTGGGTTACCTGATGCTCCACCTGTTCCGCCATTTGAACCATCAGCCCCGTTCGCAGCGAATCCTTTAACGCTGCCATCGCCTGCGGTCCCTGGGTCGCCTGGGTCACTACCTGTCCCTCTACCGTTTTTACCAGCTCCGCCGGTCTTACCATCTTCTCCGCCTGAAATTGATCCGCTTGTTTTTGCTGCCCCGCCTGAACCACCAGCGCCACCAGCGCCGTGGCTCGATCCTGTGTAATCATCACCATCGCCCCCGGCAGTGCCGGCAGTGCCCGCAAGCCCATCTCTGTGCACTTTATAAGTGCTATTAATTGTTAAAATACCCTTAACGAATAATCTGTATCCGCCACAATCTAAGCTACCGCCTGATAAAGTTAAATCATCAAAGTAAGCATCTCGTGTTAAAATATTTGAAGTGATTGGGCCAGAAGAAAATGAACCTGAATTTATATCAACATCACCGTCTGAGCCATCACCGAATTGGTTTTGGTTGCTTAACGCAGATCCATTAATCGTCGCAGACTGAGCGACTAAATCGCCAGCGGCAGTCACATAAAACAAAGCTCCTGTTCCGGCATTATCGGTAGCACCCGCGAAGAACGATTTTGTTGTCCCAGTCCCTTGGATTGAGCCAGAAAAAGCAGAACCTGAACCACCGTACCATTTACCAGAAGCAATCGTCCAGCCAGAACCAGCGCCGCCGATATAACCTGTGTCAGCTGTTACTGTGCCGGTGATGGTTGCGCTTGACGCAGTTAAAGCGCCAGCTTCAGTAACTCTAAATTCTGCACTGCCCGGCGTTGCATCTCCTGCCCAAAAACGAATATCGTCTCCGCCTGTGACTGCAGAAGAGAGGCCGACTACTCCTGCCGCGTCCTTAATGGCATCCGAAGTGACCACCCAACCGCCGATTGCGCCAGAAGTAGCAGTTATCGCCCCTGTTATTGTAGCAGAAGTTGCTGTAAGTGCGCCAGACTCCGTGACTCTAAACTCAGCGCTTCCTGGCGTAGCGTCTCCTGCCCAGAAGCGAATATCATCGCCTCCGGTTACAGCTGAAGATAATCCGACTACCCCGGCAGCGTCCTTAATTGCGTCTGAAGTAACAACCCATCCGCCGATTGCGCCAGATGTAGCAGTTATTGCTCCGGTGATGGTTGCGCTTGTAGCAGTCAATGCACCAGCTTCAGTGACTCTAAATTCAGCGCTTCCTGGCGTAGCATCTCCCGCCCAGAAGCGAATGTCATCGCCTCCAGTTACAGCGGATGATAAACCGACTACTCCGGCAGCGTCAGTAATTGAAGTAGAATTTATTGTCCACCCTCCGATTGTCCCAGAGGTCGCTGTTATTGACCCTGTGATAGTCGCGCTTGTAGCGGTAAGGGCCCCCGCGTGAGATACTCTAAATTCGGCAGAACCTGGGGTATCGTTGCCTGCCCAAAAAGCGTAAGTAGCATCTCCGGTAGTAGTTGCTAACCCAATTCCAGTAGAAGTAATCTTGCCAGCTGCGATAACCCAGCCACTTGTGCCACCGATATAGCCAGTATTAGCAACAATTACGCCTTTTAAGTAGGCATTATCAGTATATAAACCCCAAACATCTGTCGAACTTAAACCAACGTCAGCGTCAACGATACCTTGTAGCCATCCGAATCTGCCGTGGATTGTGTAATCACTATAAGTATTTGAGTTACGACCGTAAATATCAATATAAGGGCTGCTGGCAGAAGAGCTGTCAAGTAAGACAAAGCCTGTCTTCGTCCCAGTGCCCACGCCCATTGATACTACAGCAGTGCCTGTCGTCCAGACAGGGTTATTATCAGCAGTATACGAACCAGCCAAGTCGCGAGTTACGACATAAGTCGGAGCACCTGATGCGTCAGTTACTAGCATCCATTCGTCGTCTGTGCCGTCTTTTATTCTAATAACTTCATTGTTTACAAATGTTGTTTCGCCTGTTATGACGACATTTGACGCGTCTAAAGCAGTCATATCAGAATCAAGCACATCAGCTTTTGAAACTAACACAATACCATTGACAGCAGAAATTGTGTCTTTTTCGAAAACAGATGTTCTAATAGTGCCGCGCACAGTAACGTTTTGAAATTCGGCCTCGCCAGTACTCATTATGCGCCAGCCAGAACCCAATGGGCCAGAAACAAATGAACTAGAGCTAATAAAGTTAGACCCCAAAGTGTTTCCTCCGATTGTACCTGAAGTCGCCGAGATGACTCCAGCTTCTGTGACACGGAATGGAGCAGATCCTGGCGTTACGTGCCCAGCCCAGAATCTGATATCATCTCCACCAGTCACAGCCGAAGATAAACCAAAAGTAGCGGCAGTATCTGTTATGGTTGTCGCGTTAATTGTAAATCCACCGATAGCGCCAGAAGTAGCAGTGATCGCGCCAGAGATAGAAACTCCTGTAGCGGATAAAGCCCCAGCATGGGTTACGCTAAATTCAGCAGATGCGGGTGTGTCATTGCCTGCCCAGAAAGCATAAGTGGCGTCTCCAGCGGAGGTCGCTACTCCGATCCCAGTGGAAGTAATTTTACCTGTAGCGATTACCCAGCCAGTTACTCCACCAATATACCCTGTATTCGCTGTTATAACACCAGTGATTGTCGCTGACGAAGCAGTCAATGCACCAGCTTCAGTGACTCTAAATTCCGCGCTTCCTGGTGTAGCGTCTCCAGCCCAAAATCTAATATCATCGCCTCCAGTTACAGCTGAAGATAATCCGACTACTCCGGCAGCGTCTTGAATATAATCAGCTCCAATTACCCACCCACCAATAGTACCGGTCGTGGCTGTGATACTGCCTGTGATTGTGGCTGAAGTCGCGACTAATGCGCCTGCTTCGGTAACACGGAAAGGCGCTGATGCTGGTGTAGCATTACCAGCAAAAAAGCGGATATCATCGCCTCCGGTTACAGTCGATAACATGCCGACTACCCCAGCCGCGTCTTTAATTGAATCAGCGCCGATAGCCCAGCCGCCAATAGTCGCAGTCCCAGCGCCGATACTGCCAGCTGTGATCGTGCCTAAATCAGCGGTGATGGCTGATAGTTGAGAAACACTAAGTAACCCAGCTGTGATGGAATTTGCGACGATAGAATCAGTGCCAAGCAAAAATGTTCCTCCGATACCTCCGAATACTTGGAAAGTGGCAGCCGCTGCGCCATTAATTGCTGTCGCAACGATTATCTTACCAGTACCAACAGCGGTAGTCGCGGTCGTTGTTACTTGAAAAGCTATAGTAGATACTGCGATATCTAAGTAAATGTAAGTGCGTGCGACCATGTTGCCCGTGTTACCGGCTCCAATACTATAAGATGTGCCGCCAGTTACAGTCAAAGTACCTGCTCCCCAAGAAACAGTATCAGCATCAGTAGAAGAAAATGCGCAAGTTAAATTCCATCCTTGGTTGGCAATATTTAAGTTTGTTTGTGCGACAGTGCCGCTTAAGTAGTCTGTCGCTATAACTGAGCCGACTGCCGCAGTTAAAGCGCCGGTTATAGTTGCGGTTGAGGCGGTCAATGCGCCAGCTTCTGTTACTCTAAATGGTGCTGACGCCGGTGTCGCGTTCCCCGCGAAAAAGCGTATGTCATCACCGCCAGTAACAGTCGAGAGCATGCCCACAACCCCGGCTGCGTCCTTAATAGCGTCTGATGTCACCACCCAACCTCCGATCGCTCCTGTGGTAGCCGTTATAGCGCCTGTGATAGTCGCGCTTGTGGCGACTAAAGCACCAGCTTCAGTAACGCGGAAGGGGGCACTCCCAGGTGTAGCATTTCCAGCAAAAAATCTAATATCGTCACCGCCTGTTACTGTTGAGAGCATCCCTACTACGCCCGCCGCGTCTTTGATAGCGTCAGACGTCACGACCCAGCCACCAATAGCGCCAGAAGTAGCAGTGATAGCACCTGTAATAGTTGCTGAAGTCGCGACAATCGCGCCTGATTCATATACTCTGAACTCAGCGCTCGCAGGTGTTGCGTCACCCGCCCAAAAGCGAATATCGTCTCCACCTGTTACAACAGCTGAAAGTCCGACTGTTCCGGCTGCGTCTTTTAAATACCCGGCAGATATTACCCAACCTGAAGTACCGCCGATGTAACCAGTATTAGCGACGATTACACCCTTGATGTAAGCGTTATCAGTGTATAAGCCCCAGACATCAGTAGATGATAATCCAACGTCGCTATCAACAATACCTTGAAGCCAGCCAAAGCGTCCATGAATAGTATAATCAGAATAAGTATTGGAATTTCTGCCATAGATATCGATATATGGCGAAGAAGCGCTTGAACTGTCAAGAAGGACAAACCCAGTTTTAGTCCCTGTGCCTACGCCCATAGATACTACAGCCGTCCCTATCTTCCACACCGGGTTATTATTTGCTGTGTAAGTCGCTGCTAAATCGCGAGTCACGACATAAGTAGGCGCGCCAGAAGCATCAGTGACCAACATCCATTCGTCATCAGTCCCGTCTTTAATGCGGATTACTTCATTATTAACAAAAGTAGTCTCACCTGTAATAGTAACTGTCGAAGCGTCAAGCGCCGTCATGTCAGCGTCAAGCACATCAGCTTTTGAAACCAAAACTATACCATTCACCGCTGAGATAGTATCTTTTTCAAAAACAGATGTTCTGATTACGCCGCGCACCGTTACATTCTGAAATTCAGCTTCACCCGTGCTCATTAATCTCCACCCCGTACCAAGTGGCCCGGACACGAACGAACTTGAACTGATAAAGTTAGTGCCAAGAGTGTTTCCACCAATTGTACCGCTTGTTGCTTTGATAACACCAGCTTCAGTGACATAGAACGGCGCAGAAGCAGGTGTCGCGTTGCCAGCCCAAAAGCGAATATCATCGCCCCCTGTTACAGCTGAAGATAATCCGACTACAGCAGCAGTGTCAGTAATACTAGTCGCGTTTATCGTCCAACCTCCGATTGTACCGGACGTGGATGTGATAGACCCTGTAATTGTAGCTGAGCTGGCGACAAGAGCGCCTGATTCAGTAACATAGAACGGCGCTGATGCTGGTGTTGCGTGGCCGGCCCAGAAGCGAATGTCATCGCCTCCAGTTACAGCAGCGGATAAGCCAACCACACCTGCAGCGTCTTTAATATAATTCGTAGAAACTACCCATCCTGTTGCCCCTCCAAGGTATCCGGAATTCGCCGTAATCACACCAGTCACTGTCGCAGAAGTAAATGAAGCTGCGCCGGTGTTAAGAACATAAGCAGGAGCAGTCGCATATCCGGTTGCTTCATTTGTCCCCCACCACGTATTACCGGTAGTATCAACGTGCATTGAATTAGCGGTGGTTGTATCAGGTATGTCTAATTTACCGACGGAGATAGCCGTTGCTGTAACACTGCCGTCTTCGTATACACGATAAGGAGCAGTGGCTCTATTAGCGAAGGTGGAACCAGCCCAAATTCTTACGTCATTTCCACCTGTGACAGTAGAAGCAAAACCAAAACTATCAGCCGCGTCCCTGATATAATCTGAACCGATACTAAAGCCGCCGATAGCGCCAGTTGTAGCAGTGATCGAACCGGTGATATTTAATGCCGCGCCAGTCCAGTGGATAAAATCGCCAGCAGGGTCTCCGGCCCTAAATTCATAATCAGATCCGTCTTTGCCGATAAATATACCAACTCCAGTTAGAGGTGCAGTCGCCAAACCGAATAATATTTGCTCATTAGTAGAGTTGATGTGAACACTCCCACTGGATAATTCATTGGCAGATATTGTCCATCCGCCGATAGCGCCAGCTGTGGCAGTAATAGTGCCTTCGATAGTAGCATTTTTAGCAAAGAAGTTTAAGCATTCAATATATCCACTTGGCCCGTCAATCCAAAAACCGCGCTCTTTAGGGGCGTAGTTAGTTGATTTAATCCACGTGTCTATCCAGACATCGGCCATTTGTGACCCTTCTACTGTGCCAGGTCTAACTTGAGCCGGTGAGGATACTTGTGTGCCGCCTGATGTCGCCGCCAAATCATCTGACTGCGCGACGTTTCCCATGTTGTAATTAGCTCCACTTAGTAAATTCTCACCGCTTTCAACCTTCACCATGTCTCCATCCGCTCTCCGCATCAAGTTATCGTATGGCAAGTCGATTGTCTGATAATCCATTTTATCGCCTTGCGCCATATATTTTTAACTTTTTTGTACTTCTTGTTCTGCCGTGTCTGAGTATTCAAGCGCTACACGGCTAATTTTTACATATCCTTTTGAACTTTCTTTAAGACACAGCCTTATCTTTCGGCAGCGAGCGTATTTATCATTGGCTTCTTGCGGAACAACCGGGATAACAGCGCACCCTTTATTAGCAGTTAAATTCAAACCGTACAGTTGACCGCGATCAAGCGATACGAATGGTAAAATAGTATTTCCGCTTTCAGTTTCTACAATAAATCGCTTGGGGTAACTAATCAACTCAAAATCTTTATTCAACGTGATATCAGACGACATGATCATAAACGGGATTTCAGCGTTATTATCAGATGTGCCAGTGAGAAAGTCATAAACCGCGTAGTCCACACTGCTAGTGAAGACAATTTTATCAGGGTCAGTGCTCGTGATATAATTTTCAAATCTTGAAGCTGGGACATTGATATGGACGAACCAGTTTTCTTGTCTGATATTATATTCCAAAACGACATTGCTTAAAGTTTTATAAGTTGAGCCATCAGTGTTATAAAGCGTTACAGTCCCGATTGAGAAGAATAAGTACAGACCTTTCTTGCCAACGGCGCACGCTTCCAAACCGGCTTGAGTAGCGCCATCAAAATAATCTTGGACTTTAGAAGAAATAAGTTTTGGTTCTCCGCCGGTTGTAGCATAAACCCCTGTATAGTGAGTAAAGAACAAAATATTATTTACCTTTATAAATCCATCAGGAGAAACGCAACCAATCTTGGAATCAAAACCAGTAAGGTTGCTCCCATTCCAGACCATGAAAGAATCTTTATGTGAAACCGCCATCACATCGCCGATGTTAGTAAGAAGATTAATCTGGTTGTTGCTGCCGCCGGTCATCTTAAAGGAGTCATAGCGCTTGACACTCGTGCCATTAGCAACATCAGCCCATCTAAATACCATGCCGTTTGTGCCATCGTAGGTATTTGCAACCCAAAGTTCGTCTGAGCTTAGGATATTCGCGCTTAAAGAACTGGCTGTAATAGTAGTTTCAGTCTTAGCGGTGATAGCGATTGTAGCAATTTTAGTCCCACCGCGCACGACGTCAAGCGAATCAGTCGCATAAATATATTTTGTATCGGTGACGTCAATCGTGACAGGCGACCCACTCAAAGTAACATCAGCACTCGTGAGGGCCACTATCCCAACCGGTTTCGAAGAAAACATAACGCCATTCTTTATACGGCTAGAGCCCAAATAATAATCTGCCACGTAGAGCCTGTCTTTATAATAATTTATCTTAAAAGCCTTCGGCGATCTGAAAACATGATTAGTGGTAGCGAAAGATGCTGAAGTTGTTACAGTAGTGCCATCAGCGGCGATAAAGCGGTTCACGTCCGTACCGTTAACGAGGAAGCAACAGTTCTCGGCGACAGTAGCACTTACTCGCGCTGCTGAAAGTCCTGTGCCAGCACCCGTTAATGCTGTCCAGACACTAGAGTTATTTAAATAGTAAACAGTTATGGATGCTCCGACTGTTGTAATCCGATACAAAAATTTGTTAGAAGTAGTGCTCTCAAAATAAAACAAGCCGTAGTTTGCCAACGGCGTAATGCCAGTACCGAGAGAAGAATAGCCTCGGCGTTTTTCAATACTCCCAATTTTTAATGACCGGACATTTTCAGCATATTCCAACTCAACCTTCTTTGAAAGGTTATGTTCAACGATGGTGTTAACACCCTCAAAGTATGGAATATTTATCCGAGCCATAAATTTTAAACATTAGTTTCCGCGGCCGGTTCCCACGAATCTAAATGGTCGCTCTGCTTCACGGACGTAACTTTCATAAGCGATACTCCGGCAGTATAAGCAGTAATATAAACTTGCGTTTCATTTTGGCTCCGCCCTAATTTAGGACAAGCGCGGTACATCATATAATCCAGTAAGAAATAGAAGTTATTATCAGGGAAATCCACTGTCGAATACATACTGCTAAGCACTGACGACTTAGATTTATAATACATGTAATAAACATCAGCCGCTGTTGGGGTTGGGACAAAGCCGATTTTTGTTCCGCGTAAATAGTACTTTGTTAAGCTTATCGCGTAAGTGTCGTACCGGTAGCCGAGCACTTCTGAAATTGGAATATTATCTATCTTTACACCTTGAGTATCAGTGATTGATACCACATCACCGAAATCAGTGATAGACAAATCTGTTTCAAGATCATACTCCGTAGTCCCAGACACCGTAGTGATTGTCGCCTGCGACGCGACGCTATATTCATTGTTAACCAAATTTAATTCGTTCTTAGCTCTGGCGTACCCTTCGTTTAACCAACGCAGAGCATCAGTGTCCGAAATCAGAGAGCGCTCTTTGTTATTTAGCATGCTGTAGAATGAGTCCAATATTTTCTTAACTGAATTTTCGGCGAAATCAGCATATGGGATTGCATTAGAGTTGCTGGAAGTAATATTTACCGTTAGTGTACCAGTGCCAAGGGTGACATTGTTCTCCGCCACACCAGAAGCGTTAGTGACTTCAAAATAATTAGTGCCTACCGCAGTGACAGTAAACGTTCCGTTGTTAGCGACATTAAAATTTTGGCCGTTTGTCACCACTGAAGACCCAACGTAAACTCTATTGATAATATTAGGGTCTGTCCCAGTCGTGTCATAAGTATACCGATAAGTCGTACCACTTGTGTTAGTAATGTCGAATTGAGTGGTGGAACCGCCGAGAGAAAGAGACTTATAATAAACAAACCAGCCGAACCCTGTGCTATTGCTGCCATCATTATAGACAGTATAAAGCGCATCGGCTTGGATATTAGAAGTCGCGAGAAGTGTAGTCGTAGCGTAAGTAGCGGTTGAAGTCCAGTAAAATTTAACTTGGTTATAAGGTAAAATGTATACTTTCGTGCTCTCCGGATGAGCGAATAACGTTGTCGCGACAGTGAGAGTATTAGTCGATACCGCGCTGACTTGCACAATTTCACTTGTTTCTGAACCAAACTCACCGAGCAATAAAGAGTCGCCAATTTGAAAACCGCTGCCGTTAGTTACAACCAAAGATGTGACGCCTGAAGCGTAGTTCGCCGTTAGATAAGATGATTTAACGCCGTTTAACAGCGCGCTATTATTTGCTTTTAAGATAACCATATTAATTGAATTCTATTACACCAACTAACGACGTTTTTTCTATAACCCCATCCATATCCGGCAAATCTGCGTCAGCGTATATTGGGGCTCTTTCGCTTCTGCCCTCAAACGAAACAATGGCGCAACCGGCGCTAACAAATATCGAATCAATTGTACCGGGAGCGTTTATCATTTTATTTTTTTGATATTTTTACATTCTTAGCAGCGTTAGCCACTTTGCGCGTTATGACCGCTAATTTTTCAGTGATAATTGGCAATAAATACTGGGCACCTTCGAATGCCGCTTTGAGCACTAACCTGCCGACTAAAACAACCGCACCTATCCATCCTGACGCTTCAAGATTTTCATAAGTAAAAGTCTGAACAGCCATGGTAAATGATACCATGAACCCAGTTAAAAATGTTAAGAAAGAGCTCCACGCATAACGTTTCCAATTCTTTTTTAATACTGAGAGTGTGAAATTTGCCATATTTTTTTATTTAGAAAATAAAGAATTTAACTTAAACCGAGTCGCGGGACCAACTTTTTTACCGTTAACAATGTTTAGCTCCCACCAAGACGCAACTTTATACTTGACTTGGAATGCCTTAACCGCCTTTTGCGTAATCACACCATAGTAACCGGTCTCTTTCTGGCGCACTGGGAACACTCCGTCAATTTTAAGAGCAGTTTGTAATTTCTTTACGTCATCATTATTTTGGCCGAACTTCAAATCGTAATAAAAGTGATGTTTAAATTCCTGCTCGCTCGGCAAATTATGAACTTCATCCAACAGCTCGTTTGGCAAGTCAATCGCAGTAATCGCTTCGTCGATGAATGGTTTGTATTGTTCATAAAAGAAAAACCCAGTTCCATTATCAGCCCAATCTTTAGACCACGAATTTAAGAAATAAAATTTTGTAAAACCGCCTTCTTCGCTTGTACGATATCCGTAAAGCCAAATCTCATGACCGCTCACAATTTGCGCCGGTGGTCTAATTGGTAAAATATCAGATGCTTTCCATGAATTTTTACCGTTCTTATCAGTCCACCACTCTCTACCTACGCGTACAAGAAGCATACAACCCTGTCCGGCGATAATAGCCTGTTTGAGTTCATCACAGCTTAATCCAGCAGTAGCGTAACTCTTAATTTTGTACTTCGCCGCTTCTTTTATCGCAGCGCTTGGTATGTTTTCAAGTTTACGATTAAAAACGTATTCTTCGTGGGAAAGATCGCAATTATTTGGCACAGTCTTTTCTGTCGCACAGCCATAATCTTTCGCCGCCTTCATTAAAATCCGCGGATATGTGCCTTCGCCCGGATAATTATCAAAGCATTTTGCTAACGCGTAAAGAAAGCGCGGGCTTAAATTTAAAATACTTTTTGTTTCAGTCTCTTCCTGTTTTTGGCGATATTTTGCACCCGCGTGACCGACACAAGAGCCAATCGATTTTTGATTCCAGATCGGTAAATTTTTTATATCGACAAAATATTCCTTCGGTAAATTCTGCGGCGCGCCTAAAACAGCCGTTAATTTGATATCGCGGTAATCTTTAGGACTAGGGATACCACCAAAAGAAATTGGTTGCATATAAAATTATTAAAATTGGGTTGGGGTCTTTTGTTATTCCGGTAGACCCCAAACCGGAAATCGGAGGGGCTACTGAACGGTGGGGTGGGGTTCGTGCGTGGGGTGGGGCGGGTAGGGCGCGCGGTAGTCCTCGGCTTCCATTCCGCAGTTGTCGCAGATGTAGAAGTGGCGGGCATAGTGTTTCCACTTTCCCCGCGAGCCGAGGTAGCGCATTTTCGCGTCGCATTTCACGCAATTCATCTTTCACCCTTTCTGTTCGTGGGCGTAGTTGTCGCGGTTCAAGTATTCCCACTCCTTGATACCGAGAGAAACGACGCGCTGTTGTCCACACTTCAAGCACTCAATGGTCGCCTGCGCCTTGTAATCGCCCAAGAGGGCTTTCACGAAGCGATGTTCGCGCCAGTTGAGGCACTTGGAGCAAACGAACTTCCTGCCTTTCATGCTCTGCCTCCTTATGCTAATCAGCACACCGCCAATCCCGTTGAGCCACACTCCTGATGTAGCCCAACAGCTTAGCGGAAACTGTTCATATCAATCTTACGATTGACGATGTGCCGATTAGTAATTTTAAAGAACTGTTGACAACTTTTTTAGAAATATCGTTTTTAGAAGTTGTCTACCGGTTGTAAACTATTTATTTTTCACAGTATCATAAACTATTTTTAAAGTGGTATCCAATGCGGTTATTCGGTTACTCATCTCGCCCATCATCGCAGACAGATTGTCAATTTTAGTATCCAGTGTATGTATGTGATTCTGTGCCAAAGCGGTGGCTTCGGATTGTGATTTGCTTAATTCAAGGAACCGTCTTTCGTTTGACTCTTTTTCCCATTGAACTTGTCTGGCTAAAACATCAGCAGTATTCTGAGCCTCCTTTTCTGCCAAAGCTTGCCGCTTGTCAATTTCTTCTTGTGGCTTGTGGAAGTAAAAAAATATCGAAAATATTACACCGAGCAATCCGATTACGAACATTATATTTGATGGCGTTAGCAAGTCCATACTAATTAAGCATCTAATAAGTAACCAAACAATTCAAAGGCGCCAGTCTCAGAATCAGCCGTAGCACCAACCTGCACCTTTATACCAAGCACGTCAGCAGCCGCAAAGTATTGAGTGTTGGCGTTTGTAGATGTTAATATCATCATTTCTGGTGATGTGTCTACAGTCGTTAGGGCCGTTGTCCCTTTCCATTCTGTGTACCCAGCTGATTTGCCAACTGAAACCTGGGCTACAACCGTCGGGTTGGTCGATGCTGTTATGCGGACTATGGCGTGGGTGATAATAGCAATCTTACCTGTTGGTACGGTGAATAAATTGGTTCCGGCGATTGTTTTCATATCCACACCTGTCGCCGATCCTAATAGATTTATAACTGAGGGGACGGTGCTGTTATCGGTGTATGTTACATTTCCTTTGGACATATAATAATTTTAAAATTTATTGCTATATAGCGGTTCTTGCTAATTCTCTCCAAGCCTGCCCACCAGCAGTAGTAGTAGTAAGAGCCAGTGTCAGGGTATCGTTAGCTGTCATTGAAAAATTAGACGCTCCCGCTAAAAGCACCGTGATATCACTACCACTCGTGGCAGTACCGTGATTTATGGTTACACTTTCATTAGCAATCAAAGTAATCTCATGCCCATCTTGATAACCAGTTTTAGTAATCAGGTTGACCGCAGTTGTACCGGTTAACTCAAACTTATTTCCATCAGTTGGGATAACAATCGTACTTGCCGAAGCAATATCAGTCCCTTGGTTGCCGATAATAGCTCCATCAAAACGTGAGGCGCCAGCATCTACAAAGATTGAGTATGGACCATTAGCAGGAGTGGTTCCTGCGACCGGTGCAGCCTCGATGTAAAGCGCGGCAAGGTTCGTTACCACTTCTGAACCTGCTCCATCAGTGATGGTTAATGTATCAATCGAAAGTCCCGCAATTGTGCTATGGGTCCCACTCGATGCTTCTGTGATTCCACCACCGAGATTCAAATGAGCGATCGCGTTTCCTGCTGCCCCTGTGAACGCGCGGTTAATCTGCAGTGTAAAGTCTGTATCCGGTGTAGTCACCCCACCACCGATAACCCCGACACCTCTTAAGACATAATTTCCAGCTAAATCAAGAACGCCTGCAGGAGTTAGCGTCATCTTTGTAGTGAGCGACGCTCCGCCGCCCGCCATGGTCTGCCATACAAATTCTGTACCAACATCCCCAGTTGTCGGGGTAGGATCGTCCACTTGCGCATAAAAACGTGCCGAAAGTGTCGCAAGGTTCGTGCCGTCAGCGGCATAAAATCCAAGAACACCAAGCTTGTCATTATCTTGCACGACAGTGCTACTGCCTATAGTCGCATTGCGTGATTTTATAAATTGAAGTTCAGACGCAAAAGCATCAGCACTAAAGCGACCAAACAAACCAGATGAATCAGGCCCAGCAGTACCAAGCACCTGAAATTCAGGAGCCATGTCTGTTGTAATTTGTGCCGTATGCCCAATCACTACACCTGTCCCATTCGCGAACAGGGTGTCAGTGTTTGGGGTAAGAGTAATCGAACCTGCGGGAGCAGATATATTTTGCGTGATGACAGTGCCATCAAAACGAGAATCGCCAGAGCCGACCCAAAGAGCGTAATTATTTGTAAGCGTCACCGAGGCCCCTGCTGTCATCGCGCCTTCAATAAATACAGTAGCGGCATCCGTAACAACCACAGCACCACCCGATTGATTGATTGTTTTACCCATCAAAACCGCCGTTCCGATAAGGCCTGTGGTGATATTGGTGGTCTTTCCGAGCGTTACGACATTCCCACCTGCCAATAAATCACCGATAGTAGCATCAGCCGAAGACTGATAAATAGTATTATCTTCTGTTCCCAAAGTGAGTGAAACCAAAGTACCAAACTCAACCAAATTGCTTGCGGCGGTCGGTGCATTTATGCTTGCACCCGAAGCATTGGTAATCGTGCGGACAAGGGTTGTGGAGGTAAGTGAATGGTTGTCGATAACCAAGGAAACAAAATTATCAAGCGTAGCCGTCTGATTGCCAAGATTCAAATTTCCATTTGTCCCATCACCACTGATAAGCAAACCAAATCTGTATGTAGCCGCACCGATTCCGTTCGCAATGCCGGGCATAAAAATCTGTTGCTGTTGTGCGGTGAGGTGGCTGGACTCATTGGAATCCTGTGTACTGCCGAGTGTTAAAGCAGCGTGACCCGTACCGTTTGCGCTACGCACCGCAATAAATTGCCCTGCAGATGTCTGTAAAGTCCCAACTCCGTTGGTAATCGAAACATCACTTAAATTGACATAAGCTCCAAAAAATCCAGAGGCTCCTGAGGAAGGTCCAGTAAGAGTAAAGGTTCCGTCAAGAGACAAAAATGCCGATTGGGAATTGCCTGTCGCCGTATAGTCGTTAGAATGGTCAACCATCAATATAGCCTCATTAGGTTGTATCGTGGAGATAGACGTAAGAAACAAATTTCCCTGAGTCGTAACCCTGAAAACCTCCGTCGTTCCAAGCGTTCCACCATACGCACTAATAAAATCTGTATTATTCCATCCTGTAACATTGGTTTCCGTAACAACCATCTTAATACCACGGAAATAATCTGAACCACCTGCAGCACCTGCGTCATTGAGAGTTGCGGCAAGGCTAAGAATTTTATCATTTGTACCGCCAGAGGTAAATGTTGACGATAAAACAAGAGTATCATTCGCGATTCTCTGAGTAATGTTTGTCCCAGACCTCTTAAAAGGAGGCCACATTGTTACGACAGGAAGTCCCATATAATTTTTAGTATTACCGGAATGGTTACCGTATAACCGGGATGGATACCGTATTAATTAAAATTATGAGCCACAGAGAAAATCTGCGCCTTCGCCGTTAGTATCTACGTCTAAGTAGACAGTCGCGCGGTTAGTTACAGATAATATCACAGCGTCACCAGCTGCTAATATCAGTTGTTTATTAGTGGCAGCGTCTACAGAGCTATCGCCAACATATAAATTATTTGTGTTAGTAGATTTAGCACGAACATATACCCACTTAGTAACCAAGCTAGCGCCTAATGCTTCACCAGTGCCTGAAGTCGCGACAGTTTTACTACCACCAGTCAAGGTGGCTGCGCTATCGTTGACATTAAGCTCGCCGGCTGTCGTCACAAGCGCAGTATCAGTGCCGTCAGTTAATTTAGTAAACGGAGCATTGCCAACAGCTTCACCGGCCGGAGCAACTTTACCAGAAGCGTCAACATTTTGGGTGGCGACAACTATAGTCGCAGTCGTACGCGCAGTGTTGGCGGCTAAGATATTGGCGCGAGTGTCAGTCCCAGCGTCTTTTAATTCAACAGCGCCAATTTCTATGTCGCCAGTGCTTAAAGTTACTGACGAAGTTTGAAAAGTGGTGTCTTCCTTTTCTACTGATTTAAAAGCGATAAAAGAGAGATCAAGATTGTCAGCGTCTCCGTTGCTAATATATACTGATAAAGCCGCAGTTTCAGGAAAAGAAGTATTCAACTCCGCAACCTGAATATCGCTCACAAAGAATTTTACACGATCTTTATACCAGCTGATGCGATATTTTGTGGCGGTAGCTGTCCAAGCGGCCAACCACGTAACAGTATCATATTCAGTATTACCATCCTTATCGTAACCACGACAAATTAATTTGTCACCAGTGACTTGAAACAAAATGGCGTTTTGGTTTCCGTACGAAGCTGATTTTAAACCAAACTGTTTATTGGAAGCGGTCGTAACCGTCCCAGTGCCAGTTAAGCCGTTCATATAACCAGCGCCTGAAATATCAGTGCCAGCACCACCAGACACAGCAGACAGTACAGTTATAGAACTAACACCGCTAATTGTGTCAGAAGTTAACACGAAATGGTCTGTGCTCCAGACAACAGTATCGGCGTCTCCTGTTAACGCTACCACGGCGTCTTCGATCACTTGCGCTACGAAATCCATCTGATCTGCCATCGCTCGGTTAGTTACTGTGCCACGCCCTGTTTCCGCGTCCATAAACGCTGTTCCTCCAGCGCCAGAGATATCAGTGCCGGCACCCGGTGCGGAGGTAACAGTCATTGCGCTGATTGAAGTTGTGTTAACAGACGAGACGATAAACTTATTTGTAGACCAGACAACAGTTTCGGTAGAAGAAGTCAATGCGCGGATAGCAGTCTGGATTTCTGAAGCAACATCAGTCATCGTCTTAGCTGTCGTGTGATTAGTCACAGTACCGTTGCCCGTGTCTGAATCCATAAACGCTGTGCCACCTGCACCAGAGATATCAGTACCAGCGCCTGTCGCAGAAGCAACAGTTATTGCGCTATCTACAGTCGTATTAACAGACGAAACTACAAAGTGGTTAGTTGACCAAACTACAGTTTCAGTAGAAGAGGTAGCAGCGCGGACCGCAGTTTGTATGGAAGACGCGACATCGGTCATCGTCTTAGTCGTAGTATGATTTGTGACAGTGCCATTACCAGTGTCTGAATCCATAAACGCTGTACCGCCTGCGCCAGAGATATCTGTGCCACCGCCAGTGGCGGAAGCAACAGTGATTGCGCTGTCTACAGTCGTGTTCACAGAAGAAACTATGAAATGGTCGGTAGACCAAGTTACAGTCTCTAATGCACTAGTAGCAGCTCTCAATGCTGTTTGTATAGTAGTTGCGACTTGAGACATCGTCATTAAAGACGCTTTATTAGTCACAGTTCCTCTACCGGTTTCAGAATCCAAGAACGCAGTCACACCAGCACCTGAGATATCAGTACCAGCGGGAGCCGCGACAGCAGCTGTAACAGTAATCGCACTCGATGACGTAGTAAGAACAGACGAAATAACAAAGTGGTTAGTAGACCACACCACAGTTTCTGTGGATGAAGTTACTGTACGTAATGCAGTCTGGATCTTCGTAGCGACATCAGACATTGTTAAGTTAGAAACTTTATTTGTTACCGTACCATGGCCAGTATCACAATCCATAAAATCAGTACCACCAGCGCCAGAAATATCAGTACCAGCGGGGGCCGCTACAGTCTCAGCTACCGTGATAGCGCTGGAAGATGTAGTGACCGAAGAAGTGATTACAAAATGATCAGTATCCCAAACAACCGTCTCAGTCAAGCTTGTGACAGCGCGCAAAGCAGCCTGGATAGTGGCGGCGACGTCTGCCATTGTAGTATCACCAGTAAAGTCAATCGCAGTTACGGTTCTCGCGACACCGTTAATAGTAATTTTAAATTCTCCATCAGTAATCGCTGACCAAATAGCAGGATTGCTAGTGGCCGCTCCGCCACCAGTCAAAAAGGCTGGTGTATAAGCTACCACATTAGAAAAGTCAATGCCAGTTACGTCGCGAGACACACCATTAACAACTATATTAAATTCACCATCGGTAACGGCTTCCCAAGTCAATGGGTTACTTGTCGCTAAAGCGCCACCAGTCAAAAAGGCTGGTGTATAAGCCGCGACAGCAGAAAAATCTATACCAGACACAGTTCTGAGAGTCCCGTCCACTGTCATAGCGAAGCTGCCGTCAGTTACAGCCGCCCAAGTGTCAACGTTCGTAGTCGCACCAGCGCCACCAGTCAAATAAGCCGATGTGTATGGGAAAGCAGTTTTAAAGTTAATACCCGAAATTGTTCTGGCTGATCCGTCTATCGTCATTGCGAAACTGCCATCAGTCACAGCGGCCCAAGTGTCGATAGCGGAAGTCGCAGAATTACCACCCGTTAAATACGCTGAGGTGTAAGGGAAAGCAGTTTTAAAGTTAATACCAGTAACAGCGCGGACCGTGCCATTAATTGTGATGCTAAAACCTCCACTTGTTACAGCAGCCCAAGTGTCAATTGCAGAAGTAGCGGATGTGCCGCCAGTTAAATACGCAGGAGTATAAGTGCCACCAGAAAAATCCAAGCCTGTTACATCATAATCTGTACCGTCAATAGTAATAGCAAATTCACCATCTGTAATTACATCCCAATCTGTAATCGTGGTAGTCCCAGCCGCGCCACAAGTTAGAACTGCGCCAGAGAGCGCCGGTACGTTTAGTTTAAATTCATATTCGCCATGTAAAAATTGCGGAACAGAATATGCCGTCGCAGAAGTAAAACGCAATACACTACCACTAATTGCGGGAGTACCAGTAGTCGCTTTTAAAAAGAAGCCATCTGTATAACCATGCAATGCTGGGTCATACATCAAATGATCAAAATTATTCGAAGTTCTAACGTCAGACATATATTTTATAAATTAAATTAATTTTGTAATTCCGCTTCGCCTTAAAAATGAAGCGGAACAGAAAATCAACTTATTCAGCTTCTTCCGATTTGGCGCCCTTTTTTCCTTTTACTTTAGTGCCTGTTTTTGTCATGTTACCCGAAGTGATAGTGAAACTGTCAGGTGGACTATTTGTAGTCGTACCAGTCATAGTCACAGGCGCATTAGAAATATTCACTTCATGCTCGGCTACTTCAGCAGATTTATTAGATTCAGCAGCCGCGTTCTTTAAACCGAGAATAATATCCGCGGTTAATTTTGGCACTAAATCTTTTAAAGCCGCTTCCGTCATTGACTTCGCCATTCCAGAAGCTAAATCGGTGATCGCTTTTTTCATTTCCGGGGTCATTGAGCTTACAGCAGTGGCGGGATTAACATTTTTACCAACGTGGCCGTACTCAATGTTAACTACGTTATGCTCTGGCTCGATAGACCGGCGAACAAAAGGATCTTTGTTTCCCTCTTCCGCTGAAATATAATCGCGATTAAACCCAGGATGTGCCAGCATCAAATCGATTATCTTCTCGTCCACCACGCTGGCTACACCGTCTTCAAATTTGACGTACAATCCGTGTATCGCAGCTCTGCCGGAAAGTGGCTCAGCTTGAATACCTGGGGATAATACGACACGCAAATTAGAATTTTTTGATATAAACTTCATATATAATAATTAATTTCCAAAGGGGGATGGTCGCCCATCCCCCAGAAGAATTACTCAATAAAACCAGCTAAACGTAAGTAGAAAGTGGTAGACGTTAAATCGTCATTATCAGGGATAAGAACGACTAAGTCATGGCCTTCTTTTGCGGTTAACATGTCTTTACCAGAGCGCCAGTTGATTGTGGTGGCAGAATTATCAACAGCAGCGATGCTAAAGACGGAAATTTCCTCTTTAGGGTAGCCGTTGTAATAAGACGTGTCATACACAGTGACAGTGGACGCGGTAGCGCCAGACAAGTTAAGCAAATACTTGATTTCACTCAAGTGTACGCGATGGTTGTCGCGATTTGGTCTTGTGAAACCGCGATCGTAAGTTATCCGATAAGCAGTATAATCAGCGGCAGAAGAATCTACCAACACATCCCAAACGGTTTCGCCGTAGAATGTGCTAGAAGTAATCGCGCCATCGATAAACTGCGAAGCAGTATCTTTAGATCGAAGCGTATCAAGAACTTTCGCTTCAAAAATACCATCGAGATTGATTTGGTCGACTAAAGCACCAACCGTGGTGTAAGTAGCGAAATCATACGCGTCAGTACCACCGTCTGATGTCACCATAGTGATATCATTAGCTGTGGTGGTAGTTACCGAAGTAACTGAACCAGTACCGACATAGCGTAATCTGATAGCTACACTTTGGTCAGCGCCAACAATCGCCGCAACGCCTCTCTTTCTAAGTTCACGTTCCTGTAAGAAATCTAATGAACCCATAATATTGTAGTTAATTTGTAACAGCCGTTCACCCGCGGCCTTGTCGGGATGGATACATGCTATCCACTAGAACATCTATTTTTTAAATCGGATGTCCCAACAGCGATTTTACGAACTACTCTACTAAACCAGAGACGTATAGGTAGTTGGCAGCTGCGTCAGAGATAGAAGTGCCGTCAGATAAGTAGACGAGCAAATCATGCCCTTCGTCAGCAGTCAAATAACCGTTGCCACTAGCCCAGTTTTCGGTAGTCTTGGTAGCGCTGACAGAAGCCTGTTGGTAAACAAGCGTTTCAGTGCTGCCTTTCACGTCGTAGACTTTAACCAAGTTCGCACCAGCACCACCTAAGGTGATGTAGTAAACGAATTCTTTCAAATGCACTCTGCGGTTGCCCGAAGGAGTGTTGTTGAAACCACGATCAGAAGTCAAACGATAAGCAAAATATTTCGCAGCGCTGGTGTCTACCAACACGTCCCAGATGGTAACACCATCCAAAGTGCTGGAAGTAATCGCGCCGGTAACAAATTGCGAAGCGGTTGTTTCGGAAGGCAGGGTGTCCAAGATCTTCGCTTCAAAGATACCATCAGCGTTAATGGCCGCAGCCAAAGTCGCGACAGTAGTATAAGTAGCGAATGCGTAAGTATCAGTACCGCCGTCCGAAGTAATCATCACGATGTTAGTCGCGGTCGTAGTGGTCACGGAAGTGACTGTACCAGAACCGACATACTTCAATCTGATGGCTACCGGCAAATCGGTACCAACTTGGCCGACTGCGCCTTTGGCAGCAACCTGACGCATCTGCATTGATTCTAATGAACCCATAAAATTATAATTAATTTGTAACAGCCAATCACCCGTGGCTTTGTCGGAGCGGAACTGCTTCCGCGGAGGGGGCTTTATTTAGGCTCTCGCCCCCTCTTGTGAAGAGTTTAATTACTATTTACTAGGCGGTTACACCTTTCAATAAAGCGTGTTTCGGCGCTTGCATTCTTTGCAAACCAACCTCAGACACGTATTGATCGATCTGACCGTCAACATCCGGGGCTTGTACGTTAGTCAACAGTCTGGTGTCGCGATTGTTCATGTAGCGATACTTGAGACAATCCATATCCAGCAAGAAAGCTGAACCAGCGTAATCTTGTACAAACAACGGGTTGTGAACCAAGTTCACAGTGCCGAAAGCAGTGACATATTCACCGATTTGCATGCCGTAGCTCTTTTCGAGCGGGCGCATGCGGATTTGACCGCGCGCGAACTCGTTAATCGCTTGAAGCACTAAACCGCCGCAGAACAAAGTCTTGGTGCTGTTACCATAGGTAAAGCCTTCACGCAAGAAAGTGTTGAAATCAGGAGCGGTCAAAACACCGCCTTGATTCTGCACGTATGAATTACCACCTTCAATGAACTCTAAGACACCGCCGGTAGCACGACGAGGATGACCCATAGTGCCAGAAGTGTCAGATTTCTTTTCACCAAACCAAAATGCTCTTTCGATATCCAAGCCGTGTTGAGTACCCATCTTAGCGCGGAGATAAGGGAGATCCTTAGCACCGTACAAGTTGGCCTCTTTTTCAGTGTTAGACACGGAAATCGTGGTCTTGAAAATCTGGCAATAGTTGGTTTCTTTCGCTGAGCGAGTAGTGTTTACATTACGAGCACCAGCGTTTTCTTCGTTCACATTGCCGACGATGAATAAGCCATCGCCATCAGCACCAGCGGCAGCGGCAGTCGTACCAAAGGCACGTCCACCAGAAGCAACGGTGATGGTAGTAGCAGAGGCAATAGTCGCTACTAACATGTTTTCACCGGTGCGCGCATTTTTAATTACGTCGCCGACAGTGAAAATGTAAGCTGAACTTGAGCCAGCTCCAGTCACGGTGATCGTCACAGCGCCAGTTGAGTAAGTACCACTTACTTTGGCGTAACGACCGCCCATGTAATCTTCGAGCCATCCGAACTCAGGATTGCCCGCCGCGGCTTTCATGATACCAGACCCAGTCCAAGCTTTACCATCGTAGACTTTGCCGACATTTGTCAACAAAGCAACTAAGGGATGCTTGTTAGGCTCCAACAACATGATTTTATCAGCCACGTCGAGAACTAGCCGTCCTTCAGCGCTAGATACCGCGGTAGTACGTGCGGCGTTGCCAGACGCTTGGGTGACTACGCCCTGATCGTGCGTAGGCTCTGTATAATACGGAAAGGTTGCCATAGAATTATTATTAATTAATTTCTACAGCTCACTAATTTGTTTTCAGTTAAATTGCAAAGAACGGATTATAACATGTTCGGATTGCTTCGAGGCGCAATCAGCTCGTCCACCGCATTTTGGCCGACTTGCATCGAACCACCCTGTGAAGAACCACCGCCTGCGTTCAAAGCCATCTCTTTTCGCAATTCCGCGACCGCCGCTGCATCGCCTTCAGTTAAAGCTTTTTCCAAAGCCTTGCCCTTCACGGCGTAATAAGCGACTTCGATGTTAACTTGGTCCGGATTATCCGAAAGCCATTTGTTAACATCGTCAGCGTACTTCTCGAAATCTTTTGTATTCGCGATAAAATGCGCTGTTTTATCTTCGAAATTGCGCAATTCTTCACGTTCATCGAACGTACGAGTCATTTCTTCTTTCATAGCAGCAGCCTTCTCTTCAACGAGTTTCGTGATGCTATCGATAGAAGTTGCGTCGTATTTTTTATCTCCCATATCTTTTTTAACCTGATCGTGAGCTGCACTTACAATTGCCGCATCTTCGATTTTTACTTTGCCCTCAAGTGCGGCCTTTGCCAAACTGGTATCGACTTTGCCGTCTAGAATGGCTTTAATCAATTCCGGTTGAGCGTCAAGCTTTTCTAAGAGAGGCTCGACACTCTTAAAGAATGTCCGCAACTCTCCCAGCTCTTGACCTTGAGAACCTAACTTCGTTTGCAACTCTTCATATTGGGTTTTAAAGTCACCCTGACTAGCACCGGTATTGTGGCCTGAGTCCCCTGCGTTAGCGCCTCCCGCAGGATCAGTGGTAGAACCTCCAGCACTCCCCGCTTGGCCAGCGGATGCCGGGAATAATTCATCTGCCATATAAATTCATATATTAAATTAAATAAACACTCTAAAAGATCCTTTATGATATTTTTTTACTGTTCTTAAAGTTTTTCTTCGCCAAATCCTTGGTGATGGAGACAAGATCGACCCCTTTTTTATTGGCTTCTTCTCCGTCTTTACTCTTATCTACTAAGGCTTTAACAGCCGAAAAACTTGATAATACTTCGCTCTTCATATATATATATTTTTTTTAATATTTTATACTCTTTACCGGTTTGATTTTTTTGCTTTTAAAATTTTTTACCGCTGTTTTCATCACTGCGGATTTCTTAGCGGAAAAAACCATCGGCTTGTATTTTATTTTGCCAATAACTTTACTGGCAGAAATTTTTCCACGAGCCATATTATTTTTTCTTAAGATTCTTTTTTACCTTACCACTAACAGACTTCATCAAATTAGTGTGCTCTCCTTTTTCCATCGTGCCGGCCTCCATTTTTTCTTCATGGCCGCCTTTCTCATGCATTCTTTTCATCATCGCGTCCATGACTTTTTTAGATTTTGGACCCATCATCTTTTTCATAAAATTGAAAATTATTTAATCATACCGATCTTCTCGATCTGAAGATCAAAATTTTCTCTGCGTTTTTTCTCGTTATCATTTTTATTTTCGTTAATAGAATGACCAATTATGCAGCATTCCATCACGAGTTTAACATTCTGACCAACTTCTTGACCAGCCAAAGACGGCGCCTGCTCCGCGTTCAAGTAAAGTGTTGGATAAGGCATACCGATAGGACAATCCATACCTTTACTTTTTTTCTGCGTCTTTTTCGCAGAATGCATCTTCACCTGGTTTAATAATACTTCTCTTTTTGATGCCATATTATTTTTTCTTAGGCCGCAACGAACCAAGATTGGTCCAATCGCGCACTGGAGTCGTTACCGGCATTAAATTCTTATACGGTTTCCCGAACACAGAATCACTCGGCCGAACGCCAAGTTTTATATCACTCGCGCGTGTCCCAGTTAATTTCGGTTTAACACCAAACGAAGCTGATTTTGAAACAGCTTTTTTTAACAAAGACCTCTTCGCTGATTTTAATGTGTCTAAAGCCATATTTTTATTTATGCATTTTACCAAGAGTCTTGGCGAGGATCTTTCTTCGTTTCATAAGCGAAGAGTCACCTTCTTTAACTGATAATTTTGAAGCAGGGATTTTTTTACTCTGCGGAATATTTAGCGCAGAATGCAACGCGCCCGGCTTCTTTATCGCTCCTGCGATCCAATTCTTTGCCATATAAAATTGTTATAAATTAATCATAACACAAGTACGCATTTTAATCCAATTTTACACAGCGCCACTATTTTTCTCGTTACGGTGTCTTTTTAATTCGGCGACGTATATACCAAGATCCATCAGACCCATTCGTGTGCCTTGGCTTCGTGCGGTCTCAGTAGGATTCTTAAACGGGTCGATACTGAAAAGCGCCTGCTCGGCTAAACGCATCCGGTAAGCGTTATACTTCTGATAAGCTTCCCAGAATTTCGACTCAGACAGTTCTATTAAAAGCTGTTCCATCTCAGAATCTGTCATTTCGACGTCTTTCGCATCAAGAACTGGCTCATTTTGAGCCTTTTTAGTAGTTTTTTTCTTCATATATGTATATTAATTAGCTTAAATTAGCGGTTTCTTGGCTAACATTGGCTTTTTTAATGGTGCAACTGCCTTCTGGACAGTGTTCCCGACGCTTTTTAGCGCAGGAGACACCACTGGCTTAACTGGCTTAGCCAATTTACCAAACGCAGAGGCCTGATTCCGCACAGCCGCGGCCTTTTGTTGGCCTAATTGACCAGTCGGGTAGTACTTTATTGGCTTTTTAGGAGGCATTTTGTAAGCTGGCGGTTTAATTGGTTTTGGGCTGCCCCATATTGTGGCTTGATCCATATATTTGTTTTTTATTAGTTAAAAGATTGTAGATAAGGCAAATCGACCGAAGTAGCCTTATTTTGCGCAATTCTTTACTAGTTTTTGCGCTATTTTACGCTTTTTCTTCTTTAAACTACCTATTTGCACTACCATTCTGTTTTGGCTGTCCGCAGTAGTAACGGGGCCATTAAAATTTGGAGTGTCCATATAATATCTACTGTTGAATGTTGAAAGTTCTGTTGAGAAGCGCGCTTGTAGGGTTGCTATTCTGATTCACATTAATATTAGTATTTACCTTCCCTGTCCTGTTCATACCACGCGGATTACCCATTGGAGGCCTTAAAGCACCTCTCTGTTTTGTCGTGTCAGCGGCAGTCGGAGGGGCGCCAGCTTTTAAGAGGTTAATAGGTGCACCAGCTTCAGCAAATTGGCCCTGGCCGCCTTGTACGGCGACTTCCGGAGTTCCCATAAGGGACATAACCTGCTGTAGCACATCAGGGGGCACATTTCCGGGAGACAATCCCCCCACTTGGCCTTCCATGCCAGGAGGCATTTGGCCAGCCATTTCTGGCGGCATACCCTCAGCTCCAGGCATTCCTGGCTGAGCGCCTTCCATACCGGGCAGCATTCCCTCCATGCCAGGTTGTTGTTCTGAAGCGATAGATTCCAAATTCCAGTTCCAGTCGCGCAATACTTTGCTGACAAGTTTCTTTTGATCAACAAATGGCAAAGTGACAAGCAGTTGGAATAAATCCATGTCCTGCTTTTTATTTATATCATTCTGACCAGCGATCGAAGGCAACACCGTAGCGCGGAAGTCAAATTCACCATTCAGATCGTCTTTCTCGATCAGTGGGTATTCCGTCATACCGTCATCACCAGTGATTCTGATTATCATCGATTTAGTCCAGAACTGCCTATACATCGAAATCCAACAGCGCAACACATCAGCGAATCCGTCGCCTAAGTGGTTTACATATAAGCGCACGCGCTCAAGAGTAGACTCGCGCAAATGCCGAACCGCTGTAGCACTTTGACCAGCTGCACCAGCGCCCATAGAAAAGTCATCTACGCCGGAAGCATAACGCATATCACTCTTCAGCAATTCTTCTTCCTTATACGCACTCGCTTTAATATCAGAAAATTCTATTTCGCGCACACCATTCGGATCAGTAGAATATACGATACCGAACGGTCTGGTGACTAATTCTTGTTTATTAATATTTGCAAGCGGATTCACAATCCACATTTTGTGGATGTTCAAAGTCATCGCGTCAAGGCGTTGGTTCTTAACCATATTCAACATGATCTGGGGATTTTCTAAAATCATCGGCAGACCATACCCCTCAAATTCATGCGGAACTTTTAAATAAGGCACATCAAAAAACGGCGCTTCTTTAAAGTCATATGGGATGGGCATAAAACCACCCTTCAATATCGGCACGTCATTTACCATAACAGCGTAAGCATCGTCATATGGCCTCCACCAACAGAACACTTCGTGCATCTTTAAATCAGGATCTGACTGTGTTTGGTAAATATCCCACGCCACCGCGCCACCCTGACGATAATCAGAACCCTTATTAATATAATTATGAGCCGTCTTAACTTCATTACGGATAGAACCGTAGTCAGTCAAATCAGCACCGCCATGAGCGAACGCCATTTCTAAACGTTTTTTATCATGCCCAGGGAAACGTCTTTTAATTTCCTGGCCAGTTAACACTTGCCGCTTAAACCAGAATTGCTTGCTTTCACGATTGATGTTGTGCCAGTCATACCACAGAGCATAGTTGTCAACCCACTCCAAAGTCGGAGCATCATAGAAAACTTGTTTTTTCTTTTCCCATTTCAATTTCTTTTTAGATAAATCTTTTACCGTCAAAAATTCATGCTCACGCACATCCTTCTTCCACCCGACTTCGAGAAACCCGCTGCCATAAACCAAAGACGACCGGACTAAATCTTCTACAACTTTATCAGCGCGAGCCTTTTCCCAAGTATAATCGCAAAGCGTTTGCACTTTTGGCGCGCGCAACTGGTCATCTTCGCTTCTGCCCTGGACGGCAAAATCAGGCCGCGCGTCTAAAATACGCGGCATTAAAGTTTCAACTACAGCCTGCACATACGGGACAAAGATATTAGCTTGCCAGTTTTTAATTTCTTTCCCCCTATCCCCGTTATAGGCGATATAAAGTTTATAAGACCGATCGAGTCTCGGCTTGATACAGTTTAAAAAATAAAGTTTCGCGTCTTCTTTTTGGAGCAGAAACTTTGCCATCATTTTTTCTTCATCTTTTCCGAAGTGACTCGCTTGGTACATTAGCGTTGACATATATTATATATAATTAGTATGCTGTTGATTTTGGTAGATGTTCTGATTCATCAATCTGGTTTAATTTGCCCGTGTACAATATTTTAAACCCCTGGAACGCGATTCCAGCCGCGAAGATCGCGTCGTCATGATAACCATCTTGAGCGATCATATCATTATTAATGTTGTAAACGAAAGTTAACATTTCATCCAGTAAATCTTTGCTGTGTATTTTTAAAACTCCATCGCGCAACGCTTGCGCTAAATCATCTATTAAAATAATTCTGGTTAATTTAGTCGTTCGCCAACCGAGCTTGTCAGTGTAACTTACGCCAATCGTTTCAAACTTAGTCGGCCTGTAGTACAACGACGGATAAGATAATTGTTTTAAAACGGTTAGTGTGGTTAAGCCATGGTTGTTAACTTCAACTACCAACAGCGCGTTATTATAAATTTTTCCAAATTTACTGCAGAGTTCGGCTAATCTGTCAGGCGCAATCAGTCCGCGGTACATCGCAACTTCTTCCCCGGTATTCCTGTCGAAAATTATTGCCACCGAATAGTCACCGCCTTGCACGCCTTCGGAAACGTCTACGCCCATCACGTATAAATGGTCTTTGTCAGGGTCGCTATAAATTATAAATCCCTCTTCCTCACGCACTTTTTTACCACTTGCTTCCGGATACTCGTCGCCGACATTCAGAAGATTCATTCTTTGCTTTCTAACAACATTGTAGTCAAAGACCGGGCGGCCAGACGAAAGAAACTCAAGGTTATACTCTTGCGCGAATCTAAGCGGATCGTTCATTCTACGCGCTATTAAATCGACCTCTTCTCGTGAATATCCCCACCACCAGCCGTATTCTTTTTTAGTATAGCCATTATTTTTTGACGACCAGATTCGGTGGTATAAATTTGCGACACCATTTGGTGTTGATTCCACGACGATAGTTCCCTTTTCGGCAGTCGCCTCAAGAGACGCCATCTTTTCTTCTGCTTTCTCCCAAAAAGCCAGCTCAGTACAAAGACAATAATTTAAAGTATACCCACGCCCTACGTTCTCAGTAGACGGCAGAACTATAATCTTAGAATCAATCTTCGGAAAACTGATTTCATGTTTTGAATTGTAATGAATTGTCGGCTTCAATTGGTCCGGAGTTGTGCGATAAAAAGTTTTAATTTTATCCAGCAACTCAGAAGTCAAGTCGCTGTTGTAGCCAATCAAAGCCGTGTTCGTCCCCGGAGTGGTGATTGTTTTATGATAAAAATAACCAGCCACTGCGGTAGACATCCCAAGCTGACGTGATTTAAGAATTATAATACGCTGGTCAGTGTTAAGCGAATTAAATAAATCTTTCTGCGCGTCATTTAAAATGAACGGTTGCAAACCCTTTTCTTTGGTCTTGATCTTACAAAAATTTTCAAGATAAAATTTTGGGTCCTTAATCTTGTCCAACAACTCAATATTATTCATATATGGATTTCTCCATGTCCGCGTCCTCGGCTCGTTTCTTTTGCACATCATCCGGAATTTGCGGGACATTTACTTCATATAAAATTTTACCGTCAATGGCGTTTTGATTTTTAAGAGTCGGCGTAGCGTTTTCTTTTTCAGCAATTTTAAGCAACAACTCTTCCCAATTTTTACCATCATTTTCTGACGCTTCATACTTGTCCAAACCAATTGATTTCAACAGTATGGCGTACGCTTTTAACTTTACGTCGTCTTTAACGGAGTGTAAGGTAATATCTTTTATACCGTTCACCAGTGTGTCCAAGCCCATACCATTGCGCGCCAGCGCTTCGTGGTACTCGCGCCTAATAGATAATTTATCAAGCGTCCGATACACCTCAGCGTCAGAATGAAACTTGGCCACCTTCTTCAGCTCGTTTATATCAGTGGTATAATTTAAAGCTTTAAGAAGCAGGTTCTGCTGGAACATCTGGCTCCGGTATTTTTTTGACGGACCGTTTATTATTGTGAGTGGTTTTAACTTCATATATTTCTTCGTTTTTGATTACTACCGGTAAATTACATACCCTCCGATACGCTTTACTGATCGTATATTTTTGGACACCTGTCTCTTCATTTTCGCAATTAATGTAATTAGAAACGTAATTTACAAATTGCGGATAAGTCATCTTCATGGATTCACCGTAGGCGAGCAATTCGATTCTCTCATCCATCCACGCAACGAGTAGCACCCCTTCAAGCGTAATATACTCATAAGGGAACTTATAATCTTGCACAAACGGATCGCCAGTCGTTAATAAATCAGGGAACCAATCTTTTAAGTATGTGCCTATCGCCCAATTGCGCAAATCCTTGCTTATTAAATTACCAGACCTACCGACGTACCATTTCATAAAAGCACCATACACATGGTAGTCGCTCCCGCCTACCATTTTCTTACCACTGCTAATCGTCCCCTTTCTGCCTCTATATCTGAATTTATCTCTCAACCAATGAAATTTTACAATGGCTTCAAGACAATCATCAGAAAATTTCTTAATCACTCCGCGCATTCTGTTAACGTATTCGCCATATTCCATTGATTCGCCGCTTACCAGCTCAGGGTCGCACGCCCAATCCGCATATTTTTTGTCAAAGAGATCTGCATATCGTTTTTTGTGAATCTTCATATTTATTTTTCATATTCATTTACTGTTGCGGAGGTCTCATCACTTCGCTGGCTAAATTATTAAACTTTCCCATTAGACCCGGCGCAGTGCCGCCGCCACTAGGAGGCGCGACAGGTGGCACCATTCCCATAGTCGCAGGCGCGCCGCCAAGTTCAGGGCCTGGAGGAGGCAACTGGGCGCCAGTCGCGGCAGGCGCTTCGCCTTCCGGAGGTACGAAACCAGTAAGATTATTAAACGCGATTTCGAACACTTCGAATAAATCGGGATCAGTTTCAGATAATTTTTCTAAGAACGCGCGCACTGATTCTGGATTTGCCGGATCAACACCAGCCTTCTTCATGATATCAAATAAGTCACGCAACAAACTGGAGCGTGCTTCATCAGTAATATTACTATCACTTATCTCTTTCGCTTTTAAGTTACTATTTTTGCTATTCAATTCAGCTGCCTTAGATTCTAAGTCAGCGACCATCTGCTCTTTGCTCATTGCGGAGGCTCCGCCTGGCATCGCCTCAACAGGGGGCATTTCACCGCCCATCTGGGCGGCAGGCATCGGTGGCTGAGCGCCACCATTCTCTGACACTATTCTACCAACGTTCTGCGGTAATTTCATCGCCATATATTTTATTGATTATATTTAATATTTAAAGGATATAAACCAATACCGGCATAAGCGCTTAAAATTGCGCGTTCAGTCGCGGTAACGCGTGACTCTTTTGTAGATTTACCAACTGGTGTTTTACCCTTAACAGCATAACCAACCTTTCTATACTTATAACTTGGGATATAAGGAAGCGCCACCTCAGGCGTCACTAACCCCAAACCGGCGAGGTTCGCTGGAAAGACAGTTTCACCAAGACTACGCGCAAAGTATCCAGCTTTCTGAGCGATAGTGGCATCTTGTGGATATAGCGGCTGATCGAAAATACCGGTTGGGTTTGTGTCACGCAATAAAATCGGGACAATAAAATAATCCGTAACTAACTGCCCTTCAGGAGTTTTCAATAGCGGAATCGAATCGATTATCTTAACTATAGCACCACCGACTGTGTCTTCCGTGCGTCTCTCTGACGGTTCAAAGATATTCATCGTCATATGCGAAAAAAACGCGGCCATATTTATATACACAGGGCTATCTCTAAAAAACGGTATACTAACCATACCGTTCTCTTTCATCCAACTGTAGTATGGGGAATTCAAGGCATCTTTTTCAAGTGGGGAGCGACCGCCATTCAGTTCATTAATCAAGAATTGAGCTTTATTAAAAAATGCCGGGTTATAAAGCGCGGTCTGCCCGGTCTTCGCGAGCATAGCGTAAGCAAAACTCGCAAACGGCATACCGACAAGAGGCATCGAGCGCATTACCTTAACAGCAGTCGGCATAGCGGCGTAGTTCATATAGACGTCACTCGCTACATCAGCAGCTTTTAAACCGCTAAATTTCCAACGATCAGTCCCGGTATCATGAAAAACATCAACACCGTACTGCACTGGATTAAATCTTTTTAATATCGTCAATTCTTTTTCAGTGATTCCATTTTTTACCAGATGCGCTGCCAAACCAAGTTTGTACGATTGGTCGGTAGCTTCGAAGAGGGACACCGGCTTATTAAAAACATAATCAAGCGCTTTGCCCCACAACTTCCCATCATCAGCTGCTTCTTTAGCGGCCGACATCATGTCTTTCCAATAACTTGCAGACCCTAGTTCTTGCGAAATATAAGTAGTCTCAAGTTCATTACCAGAAATTATTCCACGCTTTTCTAAATTTAATAAAAGTTCTTTTTTAGCTTGTTCGCGCAAACTTTCAAGTTCAACAGTATTAAGTGTCGGCATCTCCATCTCACGCAAATATTTTGTCATTACTTCGTGGAATCCCGCCTGCGGATTAGTTAATAAATCAGGCCTGATTTTAAATACAGCATAAAACACGTCAGGATAAACTTCAGCCAATTCTTTAAACTCAGGGTGGTTCATTAATTGCATCAAACTAACAGAAGTCTCGCCAGTGCCGAGGGCCTTAAGCGCAGCGCCAATACCGCTTTTCATTTCTCGCAAAAATCCAGGGTCAGCGATATTGATACCGTACATGTTTGTCATCACCGCGTTGTTCAGCATCGCGAGCGCTGTAGAAGAAAGTTGACCGATTTTAGTCGTCTTAAACATGTCGATAAAAGCGCGGTACCCCTTCATGATTTGTTCGCCTTTTAATTTATCTTTTACAATCCACATTTGAGAAAATTTACGCGCCGCGTCATCAAACGCTTTCCACCCTGTTTCCGGTTGCGCAAAATCTTTTAATTCGCGCAGTATCGATCGCGCCTCTTCCATGGAAACGCCGGCGTCTTTTAATTCTTTAGCTCTTACCTTAATAGTCAAATCATCAAGGAATTCATTGGTTAAAAGATTTTTAAGTTGGTCATGGTCAAAGTTTTTAGCCTCAGAAGATAAACTCGTCATTAAATCACGCGCCTCGTCAAGAGTGTTCTCAGTACGCACCTTAGCGAATGTGCTTGGGCCCTTCATCATTGCTTCAAGTTCTTCTTTCGCCATGGCGAGTACATCTGTTTCAGTCGGCATAACACCAAAGCGGTCTCTCATCAAATCAGAAAGTTGTTGCGTCATTTCCTGCGGTGTTCCTTCGAGTCTATACGTATCACGGAGAGTGCCATCAGCGTCAGCCATAGTAGTCATAGTAGGGAATTTTGCTCTATCCTCTTTAACTATTTTCGATACCACACCTTTTTTCGCCTCGTGCCCCAACCACCCGCGCGCGCCACCGAGTTCTTGGTACTTAACAGCTTTTTCAGTGCGCTCAACTAAACGCTTAAAATAATCTTGCGGTGAATATTTAAAATATGAAGCAAATTTCCCGGCGAGTTCCGGGTTTGCGTCAGCCATCTTAGAAAAAACCATATCTGACGCGTTCTTAATTACGCCTGGGTCGCCTAAGAATTTCTCAGCCGTCCATCCAGTCGCAGCGCGGTACCCTTCTTTAGCTTCAGAAGCCGCGGTCTTTAAAGCCGAACGCGCTTGTACCACTTTAGGTATAGAAATAAAATCAGCGGGCTTTGTCACCGCTTTTGCAAAATTTAATCCTGTCATTTTTAAAGCCGAAGTCAATCCTTCTACGCCGCCTTTGGTAGCACCAGTAAAAATTCGTGGAACGAGCGCTTGGCTTCCAAATGTCACCCAGTTTATTGGGTCAAGAGCAATATCGAGCGCAAGGCCACCCGCCAAAGCCGTAGGGCCGCTAGCCCCGTACTGTCTTAATAAATCGCCAAAAGTACCACCCTCCTCCATATTGGCTTTTATGTTAGCCAACCCTTTCTTAGTCCCTTTGCCTAAAGCAGCCTCAACGCCGCCAACAATACCATAAAGCGGTAGCCCTAAACCATGCAGTGCGCGATTAATAACCCCCTGTGGCTTTTTGCGTGGAGCCAATTCCTCTGCGCTTAAAACTTTTCCTTTATTCTTCGCCGCTTCGTCCTCATACCAGTTTTTCTGAATCTCTAAATCACGCGCACCAGTCTCTCGCGCCTTAATACGCGCTAACTGCTTACTCAAAGAGATATCAGAAGAAGACGGAGCTGTCCCAGTCCCGTAAGCAGTAGGCGAAGACTGTAATTTTTTCTCAATTTCTTTGCGCTGAGCCGAAAGAGTATCCGCCATAATAAAAAATTAACATTTTATACTTAAAATATACCACAAGTACGCATTTCTATCAAATTTTTAAAGAAAAAATCTCAAAAATGAAAAAATTTATCACTTTTAAGTCAAAATCAACAAAAAAAGAGCGAAATTCGCTCTTAATTTTACTTTTTTATCTGTTTTCCCTCGTTAAGATACAAAACTATCTTCCGACAAGGCGTAAAGCGCAACACTTTTTTCCCTTCCTTAACCATTCTTTCGCCAGTGTTAACGTTAATCCCAGGCCTATCGCCCAACTTCTTTATCTTAAACTCCCCTAAATCAGGCAGAACGGCAAGACCAAGGTTGCGCGCATCGCGGAAAAGCACAGTGACAATCGATCTGTAAATATTCTTAACCGTGGCGATCGAATTGACCCCAGCTTCAGCTCCAACTTTATAAAAAAACTCATCCCCCTGTTCTTTTGTGATCTTCATATATTTTAATTACCCCTAGCGGGCGAGGAGTAATATAACGCTTAAAGGAATATTTCCCATTCGGCGTTAGCGGCTTTCCTCGCCTCCGCTTACAATAGCGCATAGCGTAGATAACTAGTCCACTCCATGGTTATTCTAAAAGCGGTGATTCGCCGCCAGCTAGGGGCGAATAATCTTACTTAACCAGTCTAAACAGCTTCGCCTTCACCTTCTGGTAGAGGTTCTTCAACAGCGCCTTCGCTTTGTTCAACAACTGGTTCAGTTGGTTCAACAGCTCCGCCCATCTCTTCGCTACCTTCTGGCGCAAGAGCGACAGCGTCGGTGGCGTCAGGCGTGAGGCTTCCTGATTCAGAAGCTCCGGCAGCGTCGGAGGGGGAAAAATCCTCGTCCGGCGAAGGCAAGGTTTGTTCTTCTACGACCGGATCGATTTTCAACTCCATCTCTGGCACCAGCTCTACGTTGTCCTTAAACACCTCATCGGTTACTTCTTTTTCCAGAACCAAACCGTGGTCTAGTAGAGAGCCTAAAAAGCCCATACTTACTTGCCCATTGTACTGGTCTAGTTCGTCTTTCGCCAGCTTAAACGCTTGCGCCGCAGTCAATTCCCCATTCTTAACGCGGTGCAACAAGCTTTGTTCCATGTCCATATTGTTTGATATCCCCCATTAGTCTGGGGTCATTGTTTAAGTTTGACACAAGTACGCACAAGCGTCAACCGCTTTTCGCGCTTTCCGCGTCAGGCGTTTCAGTTTTATATCATTTTTGTACATTATCTGAAACGGGTTAAACCAGTCGCTAGACGGGAGGGCGGGCAAAAGTTTAAAAAATTGGCGGATTTTTTTGTAGCCCGGAGGGTGGTATGCCCTTGGCGTTTTTTGGGGAAGTGGTGTTTAGCCGGTAGCCTGTAGCTGTTACGCATTGTGGATGGTTTAAAAAGACAAAAAGACGCGAGTGGGTTATTCCCCCACCCCCCTCTGAAATCCCTACGGACCCGAAGAGAACAACCCCCCCCTAGGGCCCACCGCGTCGTAGCGTCATCGTCGTGCCCTATAGCCCACGCCCGTGTGCCCGTCGCTACTCTCTTTTGGACAGTGTCACCACTGTCCGTTATAAAATAAACATTAAGCATATGAACGCACTCGCTTGTGGTGTGGGTCAGCATCTTGACCTATGCGACGCAGACCTGCGCGCCGTCAACCCTGTGGCTGCTCGTGCCGCCTCAGTCTTAACGCCTGCAGACATGCACCAAATGACGCTGGATGAGTCGATACAGCGTGAGATAGAAGCAGCGCAGCAAGGCAAGTTATTCGCTGATTGTTAAACATATGCCGAGGACGCACTACACAGTCGTAGACAAAGAGAGTAACACAACTTACGACTATCTGAACTTCTTTGAAGCCAGAAGCAAATTAGTAGAGCTCGTTACGCTCGGCATAGCCACGTATATGTTCAGCCAAAGACTTTACGCGTAGCGCGACTACTATCTTTTGGTAATTTAATAATTAACTTTAATCATATGGCATCAGTCCAAACACCAGACGCAAAAAAGCAATACCCAGAAATGGAACGCACATTCGTCGGCAGAGGCTGGCAGAATAAAACTCAAGATGGCCGTGAGTTTATCAATTTACGCATTGACAGAGGAGTCGCCGCGCAGGTTGATGAGACTTGCCAATTTCAGTTATGGCCAAACAAGAAACGTGAAGGCAAAAAAGATGCTGATTTCCGCCTCAGCATTCTTATTCCGAAATCAGCGGTAGCACAAGCTTAATGCTTGGGGAGGCAGTAGAGTTATTCTACTGCCTTCTTTTTTTCAACGTCCGTGCGTGTTCGCTACTTTCTTTTGCGTGGTGATCAAACCACTCTGCCTGAACTATAGTTCGGACGGAAAACTTCATCACGCAACTTAAGCTAACAAGCGCGGGTGCATCTTAAACGGGAAAGATGCTTAAATCACCTTCCTCTTCTCGCCATTTGCAACGTTAGTGCCCTTTGATGGGACTGAAACAGTGGAGACTAAGGAGAATGACTCAGGAGCCTGCGCTTCGAAGCTTTTTAATTTGATAATTTACCTTAAGAGGGTATGTCCGCCGTTCGACTCGGCAGGCAGGGTGTGAATGAAATAATATTGTTGTGTGCCCAAGTTTAACGAGAAATGGGGTACATTTAAATATCTCGTTTGGCGATATTATTTGTCAGTCATTCTGGCACACACCTCCTTGGGCAAGTTATCAATAATTTATTTTTAATTATGAAAGAATTAATAAACTTAATAAATCAAATTGGCACAATTAATATCCAACGCGGCCTCACAGTTGAAGTTAAGATATTAGATGTCAGAAAATCATACGGTAAAATTCAATACCAAGTATCCCCCACCCGCGGAAGCGGAGCGACGTGGGTTGAAAATGTTAACGATATAAAATAATTTTATGCAGAAAAAATTTACTTGTCCCTCATGCAAAAAAAGCTCAACAAAAATATTATATTGCTCACAAAGAACAGTATACGCCAATTACAATCTAGCACAACGCAAATTCACATCTAAACTAGTAATGTCTCATAACGAAATCCCAGAAAAATTCAGCTGCACACATTGCCAATACATACTAAAAATCGAAGATTATGATCAAGTACAATTTGATAAAATAAATAGGCCGAACTTTAATACTAAATAATTTTATGCAACACAAACCACTCAAACCGAGACAATCGGACAGACTCCACAAATCATTCCCCATCACATACATCTGTCGCGCTGATTTAGAAGGCGCGGGGTTCGATACAACAAAAGTCGACAATGCCACCATGGAACACTTAGCCGGTAAAATGGCTGACGCGTATTGTGATGACGGCTTCTGGATTGATTTACCAATCATTGCGGAACATTTAAATATACCACGAGCAAAATAACCATATGTCAAAATGCACACATTGTGATAAGGACATGCTTAAAACTGACAGTTGTAGTTTTAATAGCGTTGTCCACGACAACGGCAAAGTATACAAGCGCAAGCACGAATGCCTTGCCAAAGAAATTACTAAATGCCACGACTGTAATATGACACCAGCCGATGGCCACTCGCATCATTTCGGTTGCGACAATGAAATCTGTCCGATTTGCAAAGGACAAATTATTTGTTGCGATTGCAAGTGGAGCAAGTTAGCGAATAAGTAAATATGAAAAAAGATAACTGCACAAAATTCATATCTTGCTGCACCTGCCACAGAGAAAGCACTAAGCCAACTAAAAGCGGCCTGTGCCCAAAATGCTTCTCAAGTGATTGGTCAGAATCAGAAACACCTAAAAAGAAACCGAAACTATTCGCGTCTATCAGAATCGTTAAAGCTAACAATCGTATCCAAGCCATGCATGACATTGAGAATTGTAATGCGCAATTTATAGACAGCGATGAACTCAGCGACGTGATTGTCGAACTCACGCCAGAACTTAGAGACAGTATCTTGAATGCGATATGAAAAAATACTCAGCCACGATTCATTACAGCCGAGAAATATTTGCTGAAAATGAAGATGATGCTGCTCAAATCTTTTGGGAAGATATGGAGCAATCAAATCAAACACCGCTCACAACATTAGAAGACCGACTCGTCATTAAAGAAATAAAATCTGATAAAATTCCAATCCTGGATCAAGAGATTGGCGAACTATAACCACTATGCCAAATTGGTGTGAAAACATCCTCACCGTCACTGGTGAAACAGAAGAAGTTAATGCGTTTGTTAAAAAAGCCAAACGCTCTACACGCAACAAAACAGGAAAATATAAAACTGATTTCTCACTCGACAAATTAGTGCCATTACCCGAAGGATTACGCGATACGCAATCTCCTCCCAAAGACGAAGAGACCAAAAAATCCAATCTTGAAAAATATCAAGCTGAAGATTGGTATCACTGGTGCTGCAATAATTGGGGAACGAAATGGGATGTAACCGCAAGACTTGAATACCACAACAAAGGCGAAGCACAATATTTCTTTGATTCCGCATGGTCGCCACCCTGCGATGGAATCTTAGCGATATCGAAATTATATCCAGACTTAGTATTTCACCTTAAATATTGCGAACCCGGCATGGTCTTTATGGGAGAATACGAAGCCCAAAACGGAGAGATACTAATGGACGAATCCGAAAATGACGTCTGGGATGAATTTAAAGACGATGACCTCTCTGACGAAGCAGAATCATTATTAGTTAAAGAATAAACTATGCATAAACCATTTCCGTTTACGCTGGGGGCCGACCCAGAATTTAACGTTGTAATCAATAATCGGAAAGCCAACGCCCACACTTTAATCCAAGCTGTGCTATCAAAAGAATACAAAGCCACCAGCATGGGCTTTGACATTAACGGTAAAGCCAATATCGGCTGGGACGGATGCGATTCCACCGGAGAAATTAGACCATCGCCCGCCAATACACCACACGAAATCGTAGAGAATTTACGCGCAGCATTCCAAGCAGTGACAGCCAAAGTAGCCATCTTTGACTTTATCACTCACTCCAAACGCGCTCCAGTCGGTGGCCATATCCACTTACTCTTAGCACAGGGTACAACTGACGCGAAACTCAGAACCATTCACAATTGCATGAGCGCATTTTATATGCCGCTCTTACTTTGTGAAGATATCATCAACATGAAATTACGAGTTAAAGACTACGGATTACTCAGCGACTATCGCACTCAGAATGTCAGCCAAAATATCACCACATATGAATTCAGAGCACCAAGTGCTGAATGGCTGACAACGCCTAAAATCGCCGAAGCCACACTCGCTTACATGGGCACAATCTATCACGAAATATTAAAAAACGGCCCGGAGAAATTCGCTAAAGAATTTAAACATGTCGTCTGGAAAAATGGCAGTCAAGCCGACACCATGCAACAATTATTCTTAAACGAATTCACTTGCCCAATTGAGAGCATGCTCAAGACCATTACTAAAGCCGTGAAGAAATTTGAGTACTACAAAGAATATAAACAAGAAATAGATTATCTCTTACGCCCCAAGACCGTGCTCAAAGATAAACACAACGCCAGTTTCAACATCATGACAGGATGGAAATTAAATCCGCGCCAGCCGAGTAAGAAAAATCTGCTCAACCAAAAAGCCACAAAGAAGAAAGCCGAAGACATCAACATGGATTTATTTTCTAAAGCCATCAGCCTCCAATTTAATGAGGATAAGAATGTCGCCTTATTTGCAGAGGATTTCAAAGACAAGATTATCGCGCATGGCTGGAAATTAAAGAACGCTTATTATTTCTACGGGCTCAAAAAAGGGGTTGAGAAATATTTAGTGTTTAACAAATCCAACGAATGCTTCTACCATGGCGGACAAATCCAAACCGTCGAAGACGCAGTGGCGATTTCTGAAGTAGTCAAACGCATGAGCCAGAGATTCGAACTCGAAGGCACCATTAACGCCAAAGACAAAAAAGAACAAGCTGATAGACACATCCTTGTCGGCATCCCATACCAAGTCCGAATCGATCAGGATTTCAAATCACTAGTCTCTCTAGTCTATGACATCGAACACGGGACACTTAAACCGGCGCCGATCGAGCAAAAGAATTTAGTAATGCACGCCACAACAAGTGGAAAAAATAGAATTGCGACTCCAGTCGCTGATGCTTATAAAGGAAGTAGCCCGATGCCAATCGAAGCAGAAAGTGGCAACTCCGCGCTAAGATGTGAAATAGACACCAGAGATAGACTAGAAATGGATCATGGCATACGGCTTGAAAGTCCAGGCATATTTATCGGGCCAAACACACCACTTCATATCCTACCCGGAGAAGCAGCATTTTAATCTTAATCACTCATTATGTGTGGAATTATAGCAGCATTCAACAACGAAAAACAACCCGTAAACGAGTGGGTGATTAATAAGTACGAAGATCAATTCAGCCGCGGGGATAAAGGTTTCGGCATCGTCACTATCGACAATAAAATGAAGATCAAAGTGATGAGAGCCACTGAACCAGCCAAAATGATGTTCGACATGCATTTGAATCCAGCGCCGATGATCCTAATGCATCACCGCTGGCCAACATCATCCGCCAACACCATGGACCAAACTCACCCCATTCTCGTAAGCAACGGCTCACTCAAATTTGACTATCTCGTTATCCATAACGGCGTAGTTGGCAATGATGATGAGTTAAAAGAGGAACACGAAAAACTCGGCTTCTGTTACAACACCGCCTACAAAGAAGTAAGCGCGTACAGTAAAATTGAAACCGATAAATTCAATGACAGCGAAGCATTAGCAATCGAAGTAGCACGCTTCATTGAAAACCAAACTGATAAAATCGGCGCAAGAGGATCAGCCGCTTTTGTCGCTCTCCAAATTAAAAAAGACAAAAAGAATAAAGGTAAAGTTAATAAAGTGTTCTTCGGACGCAACGAAGGCAATCCTCTTATTCTTCAAGCATCAAACAAAAAGATTCTGTTATCAAGCGAAGGAAGTGGAGATGATATCAAAGCGTTCGAACTCTATTCATTTACGCCCGGCAAAACAAAATTCACCAAACGTAAAATGACCTTCGCAACTTATCCGACTTACCCACTCGCGACAGTATACCCGACAACACCAAGCTGTGGTATAAGAACCAGTGACGAATTCGGGTTCTCTGCTAAAGACAAATGGAGCCACTCGCTCTCCGACAAATACGGAACAAAAGTAGAATCCAAATATCCAGACGCAGCCATTGAAGCTGATATGCAAAGTGAATATATAGACGAAGAAGTAGATTTAGAAATGGCCATAGAAGAATTCTCAGAAAATGTCGACCACTTAGTAGAAGAGTACAAAGATTCACTGCGCGAGACATTCATCACTGGCGCATACGACAGTGAGTTCACGATTAAATCAATCGCCGCTTTTATGCAGTCAGTCGAAGCCAAGGTCGATAAAATAAAACTCAACATGGTAATAGAATCAGAAAACGACTATGAAACAGGTTTACCCCACAAAACAGCAAATTCTCTCCTCCCCAATGCGGTTTCCACGACAGTTGCTGAATTTGGTCCAGGAATGGAAGACTAAATGCTGGGATACAAAATTAAATAATGACCAAAAATTCCGAGCTATTAAAACCCTTATTCTCACACTAATGTGGCACAACTACCACAAAGAAGAAGAATTAACAGCCCCAATTCTTTTCGACGCTTTCATGCGCAACCCGTCTTACTTTACTGATGTACCGGGGAAAATTGAAATATGGCAAATGTACGCTTGCGATTATAGACATAAAATAATCTACTTAAGCGCGAACAGCCCGTCGATAATCTCAGCCCTCCACGAATTTGGTCATTATAAATACGGTCGAAGTGAATTAAAAGCCTGTCGATTCTCAGTCCATCTGTTTAAAGAAATCTTCCCAATAGCATACAAAAAGCTTAAATGGGAAGGCCACATGTTAAAATAATTCTATGCCAGTAGAAACTGAAGCCGTAGTCATGAACTCACAATTCGATAGACTCGGCGTAAAACAACACAAACTCGTTGAAAAGAAACCCATCTGCGACGAATGCGCGCTAATAAACAATCGCATTCTTGGCATAATCAAAGTCAAACGCAAATGCGCCCTCTGCAAACGAAAAGCATATTGTAGTCTCACCACCCCGCCACAATTCCAAACACACAGAGAAAGAGAAGATTCAGACGACGATCCAATATTCCGCTGCCCTGATTGCGGAGAAGAAGTCACGCATCTCAATTATTATATACCCTGCACAGAAAACGGAACATATCGCCTATCAACCAATTCAGGCGGTGGAGATTATAATGATGGTGACCACGACACTAGCGGCGACGCGACTTTCTCTTGCCCCGAATGCGGAAACGACATTGATCGTGATGAAGTCGAAAACAATCACACCACTAGAGAAGAAGAAGATGGTGAAGAAGATGAGGAAGGAGGTGGCGATAAATGAACACATAAAATATGCCAAACAATTTAGCCAACTTCGTTTTTAAGATTCCAAACTCTCACATTGAATTATCATTCCACGCCTACAAAAATAATAACTGGAAGATAACATTTTTCAATTCAGAGAACAACAAACAAAAACTCTTAGAAAGAAGTTTCAACCCTGAGCAAACAAAAGCGCTCACCAATTTGCTCATCGCGTCTTGCGCCTCGCACGAGAATACCCTCTACGGCAAAACGGCAATAGACACAATCACAGCGCTCAAAATCGAAATTCAAAAAATAAAAAAGGAATATGTCGTCAAGACACACCCTCACATTTGAAGTGGATGTCCGCACAATTAAATACGGCATAGCCAAAGTCAAAGCGCACTCCGCCGATGAAGCCATGGAACTTGTCCGGCACGCGCACAACAAACTGCAATTCATTGAAGAATGGAAAAGCATTGAAATGGAACCCGTATCAGCGAAAATCCGCAACCAGGACTTTACCAGTCTTGACGTTGCTCTCAGTCAATTATAATTTATTCAAACTTATGTCCAAAACATACAACCAGTTAGTCGACATCGCGCGCGAGAACGCCCGTGATTT